CCGCCTGTGGCCGCCTGTGGGCTCTGTGGGGCTCTGTGGGGCTCTGTGGCCGCCTGTGGGGCTCTGTGCGCTCTGTGTGCAGCTTATTTGTACATGATTATTCATAATCTCATTTAACCGTAAATTTACGTATAATCTTGAATATCCTATTGACATTTACGGTTAATCATGTTATTATGTACACGTAAACAAGAACAGCGCACGACAAACCAGTTGAGGAGGTTATATCATGAACATTCAAACCGACAACACTACCATTGCAAGCACTACCTACCAGGATCATGAGGAGGAGGTTTTACACATGACGCGCGAACAGGCAATCGACAACATTCTTGAATATTTCAAGAATAACACAGATACATTTAATGAATGTATCGAACAATTAGACTCATATGATGGTTATTTAGGCGATGATCGATATTACGACATGAATGATTTACCGGAATTGCTTTCCGGATATGATCCGCTTGAATTACTGAACAGGGCTTATTTCGGAAACGACGAAGATGATTGCATTGTTGATAAATACAATGAAAAGCATTATATGTCATTCAATCCGAATCGTGACTATTTCAGATTCAACGGATATGGGAATTTATCCAGTACTAATTATAAAGATTATTCCGATCATCTTGACGCATATGCCGTTGAGGCTATGGACAAAAACCGACATTATATTGACGCAATAGACGAAAATTCAGATTTGTCAGATCTGTTTGACGTATATGAGGAGGCGGAGTAAATGAAACATTCATATAATACGGTACCGGTTAAGAATTATTTAGTAAATCGCTATTCCGAAACGAAAACCGGCAAACCGGCATACAGTGCATTTCGTATCAAACAGTTAAACACCTGGATAAAACAAAATCACGGAGAATGCATAGACTGTTGTGAAGGATCACTATTAGATAATATGATAATAGCATGCAAGCGCGGCACAGCTTTTATATTCGAACAGTACTTAAATAGCAATTCGTCAACATACGCTTGTTATTTTGTGCCGGATAAAGCAAGCAACGACATCCTAAACTCTTTTTATGATGAATTTGAACATTTACGCACTGACGAGGAGGAGGCTTAAAACAATGACTAATTACAATGTTCCGACACAAGAAGAATTAGCACAGCGTATTTGCGCGGCTATTGTCAAGTTAGCAAATAATCCCGACGGCCTTGATAACTTTAAAAACTATTTAAGACATCATTTCGGAGCCTGGTTTGATCGTATATGCAAAACTCCGGAAGACTTGACAACAGAAATTGAAGAATTTGCCAATATTGAATATTTACCGTTTTAAGGAGGAATAACAATGAATATTAACACGATTAAAGAGGCAGCAAAAAAGATTGTAGCTAATGGGGATTATTGGAATCTGTGCTCCGCGCTTGAATACTTTTATGAATACCAACTAATCGACTATAAACATTATAAACAATTATGGAATGAATTACTAATTAACTATGATAAACAAAAGGAGGAATAAACAATGTACACGATCAAATCATATCAATTCCGGCAGGATAACAATTTTAATCCTATAGGGAATCCAATATACAAAATGTTTCGCCGAAAAACGCTGCCGGAGGCGTTGCAAGCCTGGAGGACCGCAAAAGACAATAACGACTTTACCAAATACAGTGCATTGATAATTTACGACGTGATTGAGGAGGCATAAAAAAATGAAAAAGTATATTATTAAAGAAATTGATCCCGAAGGCATGAATCCACTTGACTATTTCGACGATGACGGTTTTAATGAAAAAGGAGGCGACTATAACAACACGTTATTCCTCTTGACACATGAACGTTATTGCGGCTATTCGTCCGGCATTAACTCCGACGAATTCAAGCGAATAACAAAGCAAATTAACACTTTAATAGATCTGTTCGAGGACGTTGAAAACAAATGCAATTCGTATTATACCACATACAAGGATGCTATCGTGGATGCAGGATTAAAATATAATCCAACGTTGTGTCACAAGCTCAAACAATGGATAAACAATTGCACATGGCATCCCATTGATCCGGAAAGCATAGCCGCATACATGAGCATTATAACACTCAAACCGTGGGACGTGAAAACAATTCGCGGCTATTGTCAAGGTGATATTGTATATGTGATTTACTGTAAAAACAATTACAGCGAAAACAGCATTGAAACAATCGGCGAAATTTATTTAGGATGTTATAAAGAATTTTCCATAACAGAATATAACGGCGATACAGAGCTTGACACGATTTGCGGCTATTATGTAGCCGATCATGAAATAAGGCACGACGAAGACTATAAAAGTATTATTTGTGAACAGGCTTGCATAAATCCGGAGGAGGCCGAATTACAGTTAATTGATAATATATCATATACACGCAATTGCAGCTATAAAACCATTTGACAAATAAGGAGGCTTAAAATCATGACATATTGCATTGAATTTAATAACTTGCATAAATATAACACGGCACTAACGGCCCTATATTCAAGGCAAATTGACAAACGAGATTTACTTGAAATTTGTCAAAATTCGAAACCCTGTTATCCGAATGATATAGCCCGTCTTAAAACCGACATTGAATTATTAGGCCGTGCTATTGAATGTTTTAAAAACTGTACTGTAAAATAAAAATTTAAGGAGGCTTAAAATGCTGACACTGATTTCAATAATCCTTTTACCTCTCGTCATTCTGTATTACCTAATCAAAATTCAGAATTAACCGGTAAAGCGGATCCTATAACGGATCCGCTTTATTTTATGCCGGCGCTGTGGCTGCCTGTGGGCGCTCTGTGGGCGCTGTGGGGCTCTGTGGCTGCCTGTGGGCGCTCTGTGGGCGCTGTGGGGCTCTGTGGGGCTCTGTGGCCGCCTGTGGGCTCTGTGGCCGCCTGTGGGGCTCTGTGGGCTCTGTGGCCGCCTGTGGGGCTCTGTGGGCTCTGTGGCCGCCTGTGCGCTCTGTGGGGCTCTGTGGGGCTCTGTGGCTGCCTGTGGGCTCTGTGGCTGCCTGTGGGCTCTGTGGGGCTCTGTGGCTGCCTGTGGGCTCTGTGGAGCTCTGTGGCTGCCTGTGGGGCTCTGTGGCTGCCTGTGGGCTCTGTGGAGCTCTGTGGCTGCCTGTGGAGCTCTGTGGCCGCCTGTGCGCTCTGTGGCCGCCTGTGCGCTCTGTGGGGCTCTGTGGCCGCCTGTGCGCTCTGTGGGGCTCTGTGGCCGCCTGTGCGCTCTGTGGGGCTCTGTGGCCGCCTGTGCGCTCTGTGGGGCTCTGTGGGGCTCTGTGGCCGCCTGTGCGCTCTGTGGCCGCCTGTGGGGCTTGACCCCCTATGTAGGGGGTCAGAGTCGAAAGTCGAAAGTCGAAAGTCGAAAGTCGAAAGTCGATTACTCGGCTTCGGTTTCGGAGTCGGAGTCGATGCCGTAGCGCTCTAAGAGTTGCTTCTCCGATAAGTCGCCGGCCGTCTGCTGGTTCGGCGTCAGCACGTATTCCGTCTTGTCCTGATAGCCGTAATTGTTCTTGCCCAGGAAGATGCCGGCGACGGGGTTGATCTTGCCATTTTGCATATAATCTTCCCAGTTTTGCTCCATTAACTTGTACGCTCTTTTAATGATGTCCGACACCTCGGGCGGTAAACCGTAGGGCATGGAGCCCCTTCTGTCCTTCCCCATGCGTATTTCCCAAAGTCGCTGACGGGGCGTAAAATTGAGCGCGTTGCCCAGTCCCGCCACGGTCGGCTTAAAGCCCCACTTCGCCTCGATCTCGAAATACTGCTTTATTCTCGCGTCCACGGCTCGGGGGTCGCTCATATCGATTTCGGGCAGATTAAAGATTTCGAGGTTCTTTTTGATGATCTTGGTATTGGCGTTCATTTCCTCGCCTTCGTCGGTATCGAGCCCCACGGACTGATATACGTTATTATGATAGATGGCCTTGGGCACTTTTGCCATGGCAGTCTCCTTGCGCGAGGCAGTCTCCTTGTTCAAAGCAGTCTCCTTGGATTGATTCATGTTTGCAAAACTCCTTTCACGGTTGCGGGTGTGCGTGGGTGTGAAAAATCGGCTTTTCCGTATAACTTTTTCTATATACGCGCGTATTATAGAAAAGTTATACGAAAATGGTGAAATTCCACACCCTTTTCCCTCATTTTGGGGCAGCGCTTAACACATAATTCATTAAGTTTTTATAAAACGCTGATTTCTCGCATTTTCAAGCCCTTGTAATACGGTTCGCCGTGCACCGTGACCTTCGCGCGGCACAGTTCGGTATGGCGTTCGACCTCGCCGTAAAAGCGGAAGGCGCTCATATACAGATAGCCTTCGCGGTGCGTCCAGTTTTTGTATTTCTTGTAAAGATCGCCGCGCTTCATCTTTGCGTCGTCGTCCGCCTCGCAGCAGGCGTCGAGGAAAAGCCCCACGATGTCGTTATCCTTTTCATAGCGGCGCACGGGCAGCAGGAGGCGTTCGGGGACATCAAGGCCGCGGCGGGTATATTCGATATACCCGCGCACGAGCCACATAAAGATGCCGGAGCGGTTGCGGTCGTCATCGAAGACCTCGGATAGGTTTTTATCCTGCTCCTGCTGGGAGAAGTGGCGGTTAAACTCGACGACGCGCACGCGCTCGGAAGCGAAGAGGCTGCGGTCGCGCACGGCGGGCAGGTCGTTGCAACTGAGCCAGAGCGTAAACTGGGGCACGAAGGCGACGGGCTTTTCGTAGAGGGCGCGGGCGGTCACGGCTTCGCCGCCGGTATAGAGCTTGATTTTTTCCTCGTCGAGCTTGCCGTAGTCGTTGGACTCGGAGAGGGTGACGAAGCGCTTGCCTTTCAGGCTTGCCAGCAGCGGGGAGGCGGCTTCCGCGCTTTCGGAGTCGGAGCGGTTTTTGCAGATCAGACCCACGGGCGCGGTGCAGGAATAGTCGCCCATCATGCGCTCGATGGCGCCGAGCAGGGTGCTTTTGCCGTTGCGGGTGGTCTTGCCGTGGAGGATGAACATACAGGCTTCGTTGGATTTGCCGATGATCGAGTATCCCAGGGCGCGCTGCAAAAAGTCGCTCTTGTCCTTGTCGCCCTCGCAGACCTCGTCGATAAAGCGCTCCCACCTGTCGCAGCGCACGTCTCTGCGCACGGTGTGGCTAAAGGCGGTCTGCATGGAGAGAAAGTCGTCGGGTCGGGGCGGGGAAAAGCTGAGGTCTTTTAAGTTATAGGTGCCGTTTAAGCAGTTGATCAGATAGGGGTTTGCGTCGAATTGGGCGGCGTTGATAAGCATGGTGCTCTCCGCGTCTTTGATCAGGCGGCCGCGCACGCGCTGGTCGCCCATGCGGTTGACGAAGGCGGTGTAGTTTTTGCGCGTGTCGTCGTCCTCGATCTCGCCGCAGTACAACAGCATCAGTCGCACGAAGTCCTTGACCTTTTCCGCCACGCGCAGGCCGCCCACGTCGCGCCGCCACGCGCCGGAAGCGTAGACGTACCAGCATTTATGCTCGGTGCAGTAGCGCGCCTCCCTGCGGTAGATTTCGCCGAAAAGCTCGGCCATGCCCATGTCCGCCCACTCGTAGCCCGTGGAGTCGTCGGAGCGGGCTTCGGGGCGCGCCTGCTTGATGAGGTACATCTTTTCGCTGGCGTCCTCGGAAAGAATCGTGCGCCCGTTTCTGAGTTCAAACAGTTCTTCGCTCACGGCGTCATCTCCTCCTCGCCCGTCCATGTGACGCGATAGCGGCGCTCGACGGGGTCGTAACGCGCGAGGATGCTCCTTGCGCCGCTTTGCACCAGGTTTTCGAATATGCTCACAAGGCCGCTCACGTCCGCGGCGCAGGCGCGGGGCAAAGGTTCCTCGGGCGCGTAGCCCGGCAGGCCGTCGAAGACGTCGTCCAGCTCGTTTAGTAAAGCGGGATACTTGGCTTCGATATAGTTTAAGTACAGCGTCAGGTTGCGCACGCGGTTCGTAAGGGATACGTGCTCGTTTACAAGGGATGATATGTTGGTCATAATTCGCTCACCTCTCTCCGCCCGCACAAAAGAACATATCAGGCGGGTATTCGTTCGCGTTTAAGTCCATGCCCCATGCGTCGCAGTAGAAGTAACCGGGATAGGAGTTCGAGACGCAGTGCTTGCAGTCCTTGCAGCGCACCACCTTGACAAACTCGACCTTCTTGCCGCCTTCTGTCTGAAACGTTACCGACTGTGTATGCTCCATGTTTGCGTCCGTAATCTTCGCCCAATCTTCGCGCGTCATAGGGCTGTTTAGGGTCATTCCATAGATAACGTTCATTCGTCCACCTTCTTTCCGTCCATCTTCGCGCCGCAATTCGGACAGTAATCGTAATGCGTGAAATAATACATAGACGGCGTTGTCAAGTATTGCTTGCATACACTGCATCTTGCACTCTGCCAATCTTGGATGCACGCATTTTCTTCGATGCTGCTTACTGTCTCTTCTTCCCACCGCCCATGATTCACGGGCACGGCGTTCATCATGGCATCCGCATAGCCTTTTTCGTACTGGTTTCGATCATACTGCAATGCCTTTATAAGCTCGTCCTTGTCTATGTTAATACCGATATTCTGCACAACCGTAAACACTTCATTTTCAAGCTTATGGGTCATATCGCCGCAAATGATTTCTATCGGGCTTTTATAGCTCATTCGCTCACCTCTTTCTTTATCCTGCCGAGCACGTCCACCGCGCACGGTAGCGCGATACCGTTACCCCACATCTTGTATTTGGCACTGTCGCTGCCCTCCATACCGTCCGTCCACCAATCGGGAAAACCCTGTAAGCGGCAGCATTCAAGCGGCGTGAGCCTGCGCACGATGTACTTGCGTTTTGTCTGTGTTACCATAATTCCCTCCGCGCTTTTATAGCCTCTGGCACTGATCGTTTGGGAGCGCCCCCCCTCAGTGTAACAGCCGAATTTGGTGTACCAGTAACAATGAGTAACCCCGTGTCCTGTCCGTTCAAGCCTCGGCTCATCCGCGCGGTCAGCGCTCCCACGATCTTTGGATATATCATTCATCGTTTGTCCTTTCCGTTACCACTATGCTCTCTGTACCCCCACCTAAGTCACCGCCGCTGGCTCGGAGCGTGCCGCAACCCTCGTCATAATCCGCAAAGCCTGTCTGTCGGTAAACCACTGTTTCCTGCCCTCTATCAACGCAAGGGGAACTGTCGTATCTTGCGCACAATGACCGTGCTTTATCGGGATATACCACTGCCGGTCGGACGATGCAATGCCCGGACTTTGAAGCGTTTGCCCGCAGCGCGTTCTTCACGTCCTGCGCCGCCCAGTTTTCTTCCATCAGGCTCATTGGCTCAAAGAGACTACTTCCTCCAGCGCTTCCCTCAGCATCGGCGGCAGTTCCTTGCCGCGCTTCTCCGCTCTGCGCAATATCCCCTGACACGCTTTCGCGCTCAAATAATATTTCTCCGGCGCGTTCGCTTCCAAAATCTGCGATAAGGTAGATTCTCTTGCGACGTTGGGGTACTCCCCAGTATTGTGCGTCATAGACGCGCCAGGCAACGCTGTAACCGCTTCCCACGACGCATCCGGCGTTAGTCCAACGCCCCCCTTTAGGTTCAGGTATAACAGCGTCCGGGTCTTTGACACGGCAGAACGCTTCGAGCACCGCTCGGAAGTCTGACCCTTTGTTGCTGCTGAACGCGCCGGGCACGTTTTCCCACACTGCAAATCGAGGTCGAATACACTGATCTGTCCCTGTATCGGTTGCATTTCGCATCTCCTTTATGATTCTGATTGCTTCAAAAAACAAGCTTGAACGCTGCCCTTCGTGAATTCCCGCCTGCTTGCCCGCGACGCTCAAATCCTGGCACGGACTGCCAAACGTGATAATGTCCACGGGTTTGATCTTCGCCCCGTCGATTTTCGTCACGTCTCCAAGCTGCTCAACTTGCGGAAACCGCGCGGCCGTCACGCGCAGCGGAAAAGGCTCGATCTCGCTCGACCATACAGGAGTTATGCCGTTTATCACTCCCGCAAGCGGAAACCCGCCGGACCCGTCAAATAAACTGCCAAGGGTCATGCTTCGTCCTCCTTCTTTCGTCCAAACTGGCATTGATTGCCGCGAAAGATTATTCCATCCCACACAAAATTGTGGTATATACAATCGGGGCAGTAGTAACCGTTCAATTTGCAGAATTGTCTATGCTTATGCCGAAACCAAAGCACCCTCAATAACTTCATTCTGCTCCCTCCTTTTCCGCTCTCAGTTCATTAAGTCCAAATATGTGGTCGATAACATTCCCTTCTCTTTCGGCAAATCCAAACTGCTTCCGTATCGCGCTCTCAACGTCATTCAAGGCTTGCATATAGCCTTTGTGATACTGTGTCGGTATGACTATGTAATCCTTCGAGCGCGTCCAAAAGCTCGGCATATCATACGCATTAGCCAGCCCCAAGTCCCAAATCAGCCTTGTAATGGTGTTAAAAGCTTCAAACGCTTTTTCCTTTTCTTCCGTCAGCGGCTCTATCTCCGCATAGGCGTTTTCAAAGTCCTTGTCCTCATAGACTTCTTTTCCCTTTGGCGCGATTTTGCAAAGAGCGCAGCCCATGCCGTAGCCGTCAGGAATGTCAAAAACAGCTATGTACCTCATACGATCTCGCCTGCCTTAATCGCCCACGCTTTCCGTGCGACGATTGCGCCCGCTTCCGTGATCGCCTTATCGACGATCTCCGTTTCGTGCGCCTTTATCATCGCTCGCACTTCGGTTTGCACGTTCTCCTTGTACAGCTTGCGCAACTGTCCGTAACCGTTTTCGCCAAACATTCCTCTTTCGATCTGCTCTACTGTCTCTTCGACCATCGTCTTGACGATAGCCTCGTTAATGCGCTGTTCGTCAATGTCAAATACGAATTTCATTTGCTGTGGCCCTCCCATATCCTCGGCGAGCCGTCCGCGTTGATGATCGGCGTGACGCCGCCGCGAAAGTTGACAAAATACATCACGCCCGTGGTTTTGTCGTAAGCCACATAATTATTCGTGCCGTCGAAGTATTCAAGCGTGCGAAAGCCTGTATCGATATCCTCATCGGAGCTTTCCTCTTTCATTCCGCACCCTGCCAGTACCACGATCAGGATCAGCGCCAGCGCGATCACAAGTGTCTTTTTCATGTTTTATCCTCCTTTTTCAATCATGAAACCCACCTATTGGTGTATCATATAAGTCGTCTTCTCCACAGGAGCCATCATGAAACCCACCTATTGGCGGTAGATCGTCTGACATATAACAATTACGATTAAATTCCTGCAATCTGCGTTCATCCTCTTTCAGCAGTTCTAATGCGCCGCTGCAAGCATTCGCAAACGACAGCAGCTTCATCTTCCCAGCACCAATGCACATATCGGCTTTAGCTTCGAGGATTTTTTGCAGGTTTTGCAACTCGGCTTTGATTAAGTCCCTATCAGTCATTCCATTTCACCGCCCTTCCGCAACACGGGCAAAAACGCATTTTATAGCCGTCTTTTCTCCCAACAGATTTATAATCGCAATAGCCACAAGCATATTCGGTATACCATAGTTTGACTTCCTTTGGCTTTACAGGCTCCCGCTCTTTCAGCAGCACCAGCGCGTCATATAACAATGTAGTTAGGCAGCCTTTTTCGCTATAGTACGGGCATTTACTTCCTTGTGTGCATTCATCTATGCAGCACCGTTGCAATCCCGCAATCACTTTTTCAATCTTCGTCATTCTGCTTCACCGCCTCGTTCCATTTTCTAATGACATCCATGCCGTCTTTACCCCAAACCGTAAAACCGCATTTCATACATTTCAGCCCTTCCGGCTTATCACTGGAACCACTGAACCAGTGCGCACGAATCTTGCATCCGCATTTGCATGGGAGCATTTTACGTGATTCTCGCGATTTATAATTGGCTTTCAGCAGTTCCAGCGCGTCATTCAGCAGGTCTGTCCACCTGCACCCATGTTCGTCATGCCAGTAGGGGCATATGTCACAGCTTACGAGGAACTTGCACTCCTGGCCCGGGTCCGGGTCGTATCTGCATAGCTGTAATGCCTTTATCACATTTTCAGCCTTCGTCATCTTATTCTTCCCCCTTGTCGTCCCAAAGCGCGTTTAGCTCACGCTCGCACTCCCACGCCGCGTTTTTCAGCTCTTCCACGTCCAGCGCGCTGAAACGCTCGCCCTTGTACTCGCTTTTATCGTACTGACTAATCGCGTCGATCAGGCTGTCTATCGCGCTTCGGATTTCTTCGAGATAGGAAGCGTGGTCGCTAAGCTCGCTTTCGCGGTCGTACCGCGCCTGAACCTTGTTAAGCAAAGCGTCATAATACGCATCTTCATTCGTCATATCCGCTCGGCCCCCTGCGATAGATCCAGATCATGTCTTTTTCGTACTGCGACAGGGCGTGGATGATCAGTTTGCCGTCCTTGATAAGGTAGCTGTGCATCTCGCCGTCCCACCAGCGCGTGCGCTTCACGAAGGCGCCGTCCTGCAAATGCCGCAAACTCACAAGCTCAGGCTGTGGCTTTTCCGCGGTAGGCGGTATCTCGACGTCGATGTTTACCGCCCTGTCGTGCGAATGAATCTCGTCCTTCATAACGTCAAACGTGACCGTCCTGCCCTTTGTGTAGTGCTTGCCTTTATGCAGGAAGTCAATCGGCATACCGAAGTACGTGTTGCCGTCGTCGCCGCAGATGAATACGGCGCTTTTTAAATGGTTCTGCCCCCCGTGCAATACCTTTTCGATGATGCCCTTCATTGGTCTTCCCTCTCGCTTTCTGCCCTTAGAATTTTCAGGCGGCATTCGTTGACGACGCGGTTAAGTGCCGAGGCGATCCTGCCCGCGTCGGTCAGGCTCTTTTCTTCGCGTATTTGCCGGATGACGACTTGTATTTTGGTTATCAGATCCTCCAACATGTGGCGGTTAAAGCGGGCTTCGCCGCGATAGCGTATCGCGGGCAGCGCCGCAAAGGACAGATAGGACCATTCCTCGTAGCTTATTTTCAGCGTGTCCATCAGTTCGCGCACGCTTGCGCCCGGACGGTCGCATATGGTCTGCACGGCGTTGGACACTTCGACGGATTTCAAAACAATTTCTGCCATGTCGGCACCTCATTTCTCGTATTTTTGTATGCTCTTTGCGATCTGGCGTATTTCCTGCGCCGGCAGGGGCGGCTTGCAGGCGATCTCGTTTGCGCGCAGCAGTTCTTCGCAAATGCGCTTTGCGCCAAGACCCGCCGCGCGCAGGCTCCCCGCCAGGGAAACCATGCTGATGTGGCGCAGACCCGTCTGTATGCTCGGATAATCGGGCGTAAGGTCCACGCGCCCGCACGGCGCGGGTTTTTTGTAGCGGGGCGCGTAGATCAGGGGCTTGCCCTTTTCGCGCCCGCCCTCGTCTTTGGCGGGGGCGCTCGCGGGAATGTACGTGTTTAAAACGTATTCGATCGCCTCGGGGTTGACCGCGATGTCCGGATAGACCACGCGCCTGCCCGTAACGATGAAATAACGCCGCGCACTGTAGATTTCAACGCCCATGCCGCCGTTGCGCCCGTCAAAGGGCAGGTCGCCCTTCAAAAAGACGTGGTAGCCGCGCCCGCTGCGGCTAAGTTCCGTATAACTCGCGCATCTTCGCAGGATGTCTACGGCCATGGGCGTGGGCAGGCCGTCACCGCCGAAACCCAGATCGATGTCGATGCCCACGAGCCCGCCGCCCCGCGCAAACACGAAACCGATGTCGTCGTAATAGCCCTCCTCCACGGCGGCGCAGGCGGTCTCAAAATCGCTCCAGGTCGCCGGGTCGGCGGAGGATGCCGCCCCGCGCTCAAACGCCTTCTGAGGGGCTTTGTCGCCTTTGTAGACGCATACCCACTGGTTAAGGCGCTTCAGTTCCTCAGGCACTTGTTCGTACATCGCTTTTTCTTCCTTCGTCACAGTTTGGTCGCGCCCGCGAGGGGGCACAGGGCGCTGCCGGGCTTGGTCAGCTCGTAGGGATAGCAGGCTTCCACGTCCTTAAACAGTTCGCAGCGGCGGCACTCGCTCGCGCTCTTTTCGCAGAACGTGCAGTCCATGGCGATGGCGCGGTTGACGAGGCCGCGCAGTACGTCGTTGGTGATGAAGATTTCATCGCCCGCGGGATTCTTCGCGGCGGGGTTCAGCTTGGTCTCGCAGACCATGTAGCGCATTTCGCGCCGTATGGAGAGAAGCTTTTTCAAGGGAATCGTCTCCAGCAGGCGGTTAAACGTCCTGTCCAGGGCGCTCGCGGCCAGTTGGATGTCCCGCCAGCCGCCGTTAAACAGGTGCAGGCGATCTTTGAGCTCTTCCTTGTTTTGCGTGAGCGCGTGCAGCGTGCCCATCAGGCAGCACAGCGCGACGTATTCGCGGGACGAAAGCGGATAGCGCCCGTCCGCGTCGGCCTTTGTTCGCATAAAATATGCCCTCCAAACGTTTTTTTTTCAGATCAGTCCCCGCTCTTTGGCGAGGCTGCGCTCGGTATCGGCGGCGAGGTTCCACAGGGCGCCGCGCTCCATGCCGTATTTGATGGCGGCGGCGTCCACGCGCACGGATAGGCTCTCGTCGGCGGAGCCGCCGTAAAGGTCTTTGAGGATGTCAACCTGTCTTTCACTCAGCCGCCCCAGCACGGTCGCCGCGGCGCGAAAGTTTTCCTCGTAGGCCTTCGTGGGGTGCGTGGGCTGGCAGGAAGTAAAATACTGCCGCAGGATGTGCGCCACGTAGTAGGTGTAAAAGGCACGGTTATTCATCGTTTTTCACCTCTTTGAGCAGTTCTGCGGCGTAGGGCAGCGTATCGATAAAGCGTATGAAATCGCGCCATTCGGGGAGCTTGTGACCCGTGCGCTGGCGGCGTATGCAGCGCAGCACCTCGTAATTCATCTGCATTGTGGCCTTTTGACGGTAGCTTTCGGGCAGCAGGCGCAGTATCGCGTCCCAGAGCTCGTTTCGGGCGGTCGCGTTTTCGACGGGGGTCTGCAAATAGCGCCCGCGCCAGTTGTTGATTTGGTCGATGATCACGTTCATCACGCCCCTGGCTTCGCCCGCCAGATTCTCGATGGCGAAATCGCTTTCCTCAAAGGGCTTGTGCAAAAGCTTATGCATTTTGCTGGTGCTGTTGCGCACCGTACCCACCTTGTAGGTGTCCATCTGCGCCCAGAACAGCATCGGGGCGGTCAGATCGAAGGTGACGACGATGTAACGCAAAAACTTTCTGTGTTCGCTGCCGTTGGCGCAGAGCTTTTGCATGAGGCTCAGGTCGTTTTTGCCGATCTTGGGCACAAGCGAAACGGTGTTCCAGGCGGTATCGCTTCTGTCCCAACTGTTCAGGGGATTGCGCATGCCGCGAATGGCGGCCTCCCAGCCGGATACGGCGGCGCGCTCGATCAGGATATTGCTCACGGCGGACACTCCTTTTCTTTGTCTTGTTTGCGGTCTTGTTCAAGGGGCGCGAAGCGTATGTTGCCCGCGCCCCGCGCGCTTTTTACAGCCCCAGCGAGGCCAGGATGCTGCCCCGTTTTCCGTCGTCGGCGGGCGCGTCATCCTCAAAGCCGCCGGCCTCAAAGTAATCGCTTAGGTTGGCAAAAGTGACGGTTCTCGTGGGGTCTTTGCGGTTGGGCTGGCTGGTGTGGGTGACAGTCGCGCCGATAAAGCAGCCGACCAGCTCGTCCGTATCGATCTCGCGGTTTTCGTAGTTCTGCGTGGCGGTCTTGGCAAAGTAGCTGAAGGCGTTGAGCGCCCGCTCGTTGGGCTCGCTGTCATTGGTCAGCAGGCGGAAACGCTCTTCGTGGCTGATGCCGTTTGCGGTGGTCATGCGGATGGTCATCTGGCCGAACTGCTCGTCGTAGGTCACTTTGGTGATTTTGAAGACGTGTTTGCCTTCGGGAACGATCTGAAAGCCGCTGGTAAGTCCGATTTTGCTCATGGGTGTATTCTCCTTTTTATTCTTCCTGGCGCCTTGCGCCGGTCATTCTGTAGGTTTCCTGAGAGAAGGCGTATTTGTCGTAGAGGCCGTCTTCCTTCAGGCGCTTTTCGTCGAGCTTTATAGTGACGCCGCGGGTCATCTTCCACACGTATCTGTCGCCGCCCAGCTCCACAAACTTGTCGCCGGGGCCGAAGCGCCGGCGGGCAATCTCCTTGAATTTTTCGGTGAGCGCCTTGAGGCGTTCGCTTTTGTGCCGGTACGCCGCTTCCGCCGCGTCGATCTCGTCTTTTAAGTCTTCGGCCTCGCGGATCAGCGCGCCCAGCTCGTCCTCGCCTTTTACGTCCACGCTCACGGTGCGCAGCGCTTTTAAAATCTCCGCGTCCCGCTTTTCGTCAAAATTCGGGCTGATGCCGCTCTCCACATGGTTTTTCCACCATTCGAGGGCGTATTTGATCTTGTCCTCAAAGCGCGGGTATCTTTCGTGCAGCTTGAAGGAGCGGGTGAAGGTGTTGGCGATGGCGGGCTCGAACTTTTCGGGCGCGTCGTAGTCCCCGGGTTCCAGCATGGAGCAGACCATGACCACGTTCTCGGTTTCCAGCAGCCAGGCGTACAGCGCCGCTTGCAGGGCGTAGTATTCGGGTATCTGCCCGTTTTGCCAGTCTTCGGGGCGGCTCGTGGTCTTGAATTCCAGCACCGCGTAGGTTTTGTTTTCCTTCATATCCATCAAAAGACTGTCCCACATGCCGCCGAAAACGCGCCTGTTCGGGAAAAAATCGCCCATGGTGGTTTTGAAGTAATCCGCGCCGTAGCGGTCGGTGGGCGTGACGAGGTTATCGAAGACGTAGTTTTTGCGCATGTACTCGATCTGCTTGGGTTCGATGGCCTTGCCCGCGAGGGTGTACTTCGTGTCCTCAAAGGGCTTTTCGTATATCCTCGTGATCGCGCACCATGTTTCGAAGGGGCTGCACCAGGGATTGAGCCCCAGCACGGACGCAAAGCGCGTCGCGGTCAGCTTTTTGGGCTTTTTGCATATCTCCGTTTCGATGTGGGCGTCCGCCCATTGAATGTTTTTGCTCATGGCTGCGTTTCTCCTTTCTCGGCGAGCTTTTGCAGGGCTTCGCCCAGAATCTCGATGTATTCTTCGCAGTCCTTGCGGCTGACGAAAGTGAAATTGTCGGTTTTCAGGGCGATTTGGGTGGCCACATCCTTATGCCCCGCTGCGGAAAGCTTTTCGCAGGCGCGCTTTAAGGCGCCGATCTGCATTTCGTCCGCGTTGTCGTTGACGGCGGCGATCTCCCGTCGGATGGTGACGCGCTCCTCGGGCGTTGCGGGCGGCTTGGGGGATTCCTGCTTTGTTGCGGGCGCGCTTGCGAGCCTGGCTTCGATCTCGTCCGCCTCCACGATGTCCAGCGCGGTCATGTACAGATAGCGGCGCATATAGGTTATGGCGCTGCCCAGGCGCTGCATGGCGTTGTTGATCTCGGCGCCCTTGCTGGAGACGATGGGGTCTACCTCGCGCATCGGCGCGAAGAAGCGCACGCACTCGGACGGCTTGTCCGTGTTGTATAGTTCCATCACGGCTTCGTCGTCGGTGAAGGTGACGATGTGCACCAGTCCCAGCTCCTCAAAGATTTTTGTCGCCGCGGGAACGATGTCGCTCAGTTCGAAGTAGGTGTAGCGCAGGGTCATGTTTTTGCCGCTCTTTTTGATCGCTTCTTCCAAAAAGCGGGCGCGCGCCGCCGCGAGTTTCTGGTAGACGTTGAGCGGTTCCTGTTTTGTCGTTGCTGCCATGGGTATCAATTCCATCCTTTCCTGATTGGGATTATGCTTTTTATCGGGCTTGCGCCCGTAAAAATCGTCGATTCGCTTTTTGGCAAGGTCGATATACCATTGCTTGTCGATTTGCTTTACGGCGGTGTGGCGCGGGTCGCTTACGGCGCTGTTGTCGATTAAGCAGTGGTCGGGCAGGCTCTCGATCATCGCTTCGCCGCCCGTGTCCGCCTTGACCTTGTACAGTTTTCCGTAGCGGCGGTCTTTGGCCGCGTAGACGCGGTTCACATTCTGTACGACCTGTTTGACGCCGTCCAGAAGAGTGTACACTTCCCGGTATTTGCTGCCCGCCTTGGCAATCAGTTGAAACTTGCTTACGTCCCCGCAGGCGCCTATCGTCTCTTCGGGCGGGACGCGGTTTACAAACCAGTTTTCAATCGCCTCGGCCACGATGACGGCGTTGTTGTTGATGTTGAAAGCCCCCGCGGGCGCGACGCCGCGCACCAGGTAGCCGCCCTTTTTGTGTACTTCGCCGCCGCCCAGAACCTCAATGTAATTGTTGACGTCCTTCATGTAGTGGCGCTCAACCTTGTCCTCTTCGAGGCTGAAGCCCGTGCGCGCCTGCCATTCGCTTATGATCGCGTTCACGCGGCCGGTATCGCCTTCGTCGAACTCGGCCATGATGCCGTCCGTGTTGAGCTCCACGATAAGCAGATTTCCGATCTCGCGCAGCAGGTGACAGGCCAGCTCCAGCAGGTACAGCTGCCCGCTGATGCAGACGCTTCGCGCTTGCAGTGGATCGTAAAGGTCGTTGTATTGATTGAGCGTCGCCCCGTAGGTCGTGTTCAAAACCAGTTTGAGACTGTTCGCGGTCATCTTGTCGCCCGCCTTTTTGGCTTTGATCCTGCGCTCGTACACGTTTTTGAACAGGTCAAACGAGGGGATGTTGCGCGAGGAGTAGCCGTTTTTGATCATGAGCGACGGATAATAGCTGGACACGTCCCAGTTTCGCAGCAGCCGCCCCCGTTTTCCCTCAAAGACGTAATTCGTTATCGCGGCGTGAATGCCGCCGTAGCCCACCGTGCAGGGCGTTTTGTTCAGGTCTATGTCCAGCTTTTCCGAAAACACGTCTTCCGAAGGGATTTCCGGGCGGCGCAGTTTGTCGAAAAAGTCAAACACTTCCTGCGGTATGTACTCGCGCTTTAAATTCTCCGGGGTTCGATACTCTCTTTCGTCCGTCCACGGCCTAACGGGCTTTCGGGCTTGCAGAAAGGCGGCGGTCAGCTTCGCGTTGGTCATGCTCAGGCTTTTTTCCTCGCTGAGGTTTGCCATCCTGCCCACCTGAATCTTGCTTAAAAGATAGTTTTTCCTGAGCCGCACCAGCTCCAGCGTGGCTTCCACGTCGTGCTTACAGTACCGCGTAAGCTCGTGTAGTTCCGCGTCCGTGAGCGGCCTGCCTATATCAAAGGGAATGCCGCTTTCCTCGATGCTTAGGCCCAGGTGTCCCTCGATGGCTTTGAGACTCAGCCCCTTTTGCATGTCGTCCATGATGTCCGCGTTGTTAAACCACACGTCCTCGCAGGAACGGATCAGCGGATGCTGCCAGCCGTTGCCGCCGGCAATCAGATAATCGTTGAGCGCCTTTATCTCGGCGTTGTCCGCGCCCGCGCAGGCGGCTTTCATGATGAACTGGTCGTAGTTCTTGGAATTAAAGCCGATGTAGACGTCCTTTTCGTTCACGAAAGATCTGAGAAACGCGCCGTTGTTGTGGCAGGCGAGTACCTCCCGCGTCCCCGCGTCCTGAAACACGACGAGCCAGTCATGGGACAAGACCTCACTGTCATAAATCCAGATTTTCATGGCGCATTCAATACATCCAACAGACTCGTCTGTTTTACGGCCTTCTCCATCCGTTCCTTCGCCTTTTCGTAATACAGCGGGTCGATCTCAAAGCCCCAGCAGGAAAACCCCTTGTTCCGACAGGCGATCAGGCTGCTTGCGCTGCCCGCGTGCGTGTCCAGTATTTTGTCTCCCTCCTTGGCGTACTTGTCCAGCAGCCATTCGTACAATTTCACGGGCTTTTGCGTCGGGTGAATGCGCGGGTCGTTTTTCGTTCCCTGCGGCGCGGCTTCAAACACCTTGGCGTTACTGTGAAAGCTCGTCCATGCGTATTCCGCCATGGCCATGGTGAAATTTTCGGAAATGGTCTTTTTGCGCCAAACCACGAAGCAGCGCGTCGGCGGCAGTTCAAAGTAATTCGCGCCCCATATGATTTGGTTTTTGCTGACGCGGAACAGTTCTTCAAAATACGCGCGGGACGGCGCGATGTCCCAGTCCGAAATATGCGTTCCGTACTTCGTCGCCCAGCCGCAGCCCCGCCTGTCGATGCGGTATTTTTCAAATCGGCTGCCCTTGTTTCCGAATTTTCCGTCCGCCGCCTTGCTGTTTGCCCCGCCGCCGTAGGGCGGATCCACGATGGCTAAGTCAAAGAATTTGTCCGGAAACTCTTTCATGGCGTCCATGCAGTCAGCCAGATAAAAGCCGGGCTTTTCGTATTTGTTCATGCGTTTTCTCCTTTACACGAACCACGCGCCGAGGCGCTTGTAAAACCTGAGACGCTCCTTGAAAGCCCTTCGGCAGTAGGGAATCATGTCCACGAAATCATAGACCATCGGCTCCCGCTTGCCCTCGCTCTTTCGCGCCACGCGCCCGACGGCCTGTATGACCACGGCCTCGTCCTTGACGGGCGTCGCCATGTACAGCGCTTCAAGGCGCGGTATGTCCAGCCCTTCCTTGGCCAGAGCGTAGGTGGCGAAAAGGGTTTGCTTGCGCCCGCTGCGCATGTCGTCCAGGGCGCGGTCGCGCTCATCCTTTTTCGTCTTTCCGCTCACCATGCAGCTGCGCGCCCGCGCGTCCTCCGGCAGCGCCGCCATCAGCGCTTCCAGATGCTCCAGGCGTTCGCTCAGGATGAGGGAAGGCCTGTCGGCATAGCGCGCGAGGGTTTCCAGCAGCAGGGTGTTTCGCGCTTCGTTTGCGCACAGGCTCGCGATCATGCCCTGATAATCCAGCGTTCCGTCCGGTTTCAGGCATTGCTCGGTCAGATTCACGCCCGTGTAGATCGGCTGTACGCCCACCGGCATCACGCGCTCGGACACCTTTTCGTCGCTCACCGTGTGCACCACATCGCCCAGCAGCGCGTAAACGCTCTCGATCAGCCCGTCCGCGCGGTGCACCGTGGCGCTGAGTCCGTACTTGTAGGGCGCGTTGAGCGCGCCGAGCACCCTGCTAAAGCGTGTCATCATCGTCGGCGTACCCGCCGCGTGGTGGCATTCGTCCACGATGACCACCGCCCAAACGTCCTTGTAGCGGTTCAGGTCCAGTTTGCTCATGGTCTGTACCGTGGCAAAGGTCACGCCCTCGCCGATGGAAACCCTGCCCGCCGTGATGGTGCCGATGAGGTCAGGGTCGATGTAGCGCGCAGCTCTTACCTTGCTCTGGTTGAGCAGGTCGCTCGTGTGCGTAAGCCACAGCGCCGGCAGTTTCAGTCGCCTTATCAGTTCGATGCCCATCTGCGTTTTGCCGCTGCCCGCGGGCGAGCGCAGTATGCCGTATTTGGCCTTTAAAAGGGCTTGTACGGCCTCTTCCTGATAGGGGTATAAACGCATGTCCTTTTCGCCGAAATCGATTCTCGGCCACGCAGCGAAGCCTGAGCGCCACACGCAAGTGTTATCCACAAAATCACGGATGCGGTTCAGCGTTCCGTAGGGCAAAACGAGGGAGGAGCCGCGCTTTTCGTACAGGTACAGTTTTTTGGGCGTGTTGCCCGTGTAATATCCCATGCGCAGGCGCTTGTCGTATTCGGGGTTCGCCAGCACGAGATTTTTCTCGCACCAGTTTAAAAGCGCTTCGCTCGGCTGCGTCACCGTGACGGTGCTCTTTACAACGACTTCCATTGCGTTACCCATTCCAGCCACTCCTTGAACGTGATGCCCGCCTCTTTCAGCTCCGCGGGGGAAAAGGATTCCTTGCCCTTGCGTTCCTGCTCCAGGATGACGTTTAATCCCAGCATCCGTATCATGCCGTCGGGCGGCTTTACGGCGAACCACCCCTGTTCCCCGCACTTCTTTTCGAAAGCGAGCATCGCGGTCAGTTGGTTGCTCTCGATGCGGGAAAAGCGAAAGCCGTTGTTGTTGGAAATGATTTTGCAGTCGATGAGGGCGTGATAGTTTTTCTTTACGGCCACGATGTCCGCGGGCTGCTGACCCGCCGCGTTCGGAGTCACGCGCAGCGCCCAAAAGCCGTTGTCCTGCAAAAGCCGGCAAAAGTTTATTTCAAACTCATAGCCGCTGATGACATTTTTCATGACGCCGCTCTTCATGGATGATCGATCTCCTCAAATTCGAGCGTCTGCTCGTCATCGTCCTCTTCCACGTAATGGAAGTAGCACTGGGGAAAGCGGAAAAAATGATAGATGATGCTAACGAGAATGCCCGTCAGAAACGCGGCGATATGCATGCCGTATTGCGCCAGAAAATGCTCCATATTCACGATCATTTGTTCAGCCTCCTGTTCATCATGTCCGCAACGACCTCGGCAGATTCCGTCGGATACACGATGTCTCCCGTGCTCAGTTTAACGCGCGTCAAACCGTCCTCTTCCGTCCAGACGGATACGATCTGCGCGGGATTTAAAAACATCATGATGTCCTTATACATCTTCTGATGAATGATGATCATGCTGCCTCTTTACCTCCTTGATCAGTTGTTTTACGTAGTCCGCGCTGTCCATCGGGCAGATCGCGGTGAAGAGCGGCGAAAAGAAGAACGCGCGCGCCTTGCGGTACATGCGAATGGCCTGCTCCGTGTCCAGGTCGCTGTCGCTGTGCCTGAGCGCAAAGAGGAAATGACCGTATGCCCGAATCAGATCATCCTTGGCCTCGGCGATCACTTCTTCCATCAGTGCCGCCACGCCTAAATCGTTGAGTTCATACTTCTTCGTCGTCATCGTCCGGACTCCTTTCGCATCGGTATGCGGTCGATTTTGGTGCATACCGCCCGCCTGCGCGGCATCCCCGGCGGATTCTTTTCGGGCGGAAGCACCGTTTTGCTGATGATCCATTCCTTCAAATGCTGCTGACTTACGCGCCGCGGACTGTTCAGGTGCGGCATTTGCGCCATGTAGACGTAGGCCGTTCTTACGCTCACCCGCAAGGTCTCGGCGACATCCGCCGCCGTCAAAAGCCTGTCCATAGCGCGCCTCCGGTACCGTTTCGCGGCAACAAAAAACGCCTGACCGGTCCGTGCTGCCGTCTAAGGCGTCGTATCGTCTTGGTCATATTGCCAACCTCCTCTTCCTGTTTTGATGTTCGGTGATGTTTCGTTATTAAACGTTTTGTTTAGTCTCGGGCAGAAAAAATAGACTGTCGATGCTCACGTTGTAGTAATTTGACAAGAGCATTTTGGCTTCATCGTTCGGAATGCGCAGCCCTTTTTCGTAATTGCAGAGCGCCGCGGGCTTTATTCCGGTCGCAGCGCACACTTCCACCTGCGTTTTGCGGCCTCTGAGCGCGATCAGGCGCTCGCCGATCATCTTGGCGTCCATCGTTTGACTCACCTCTTTTTTCAACGGATTGTGTAATTATAATATCACGCACTGTGTAAATTGTCAACACTCAGGATGTTACAAAACTGTGTATATATTTTTACGTTGCGTGTAGTTACCCCTTGACAAAATACACACATCGTGTATAATGAGTATATACACCACTAAAGGAGGTGTTTGAATGAGCGTTAAAACCATCGGGGAAAAGATTTACGCCATGCGCCGCAGCCGTGACCTGACCCAAAAAGAGCTCGGTGAAAAGCTCGGCGTGAGCGGGCAGGCCATTTCCAACTGGGAGCGAGGTGATCGGGAACCGGACATGGACACGCTGGAAGCGCTGGCCGACATCTTTAATGTGCCTCTTTCCGCTTTTCTCGACCAGGACTTGAATGACGTGCGCAAACAGCTCGAAGCGCAGCTTGCCCCGGACGCACGCTCTGACAAAGCCGTCAATCTTAGCGGCGTCGCCACGCATACGACCCGCCGCAACGCTTCAAACGTACCTTCGCTCGATATTGACGGCATGATCCGCCAGCTCGACAGCATGCGCGCAAGCGCTCCGGTCAACAGCGACGAAATGGAGATGCTGAAACTGTACCGTCACATCTCTCCCGAAGCCCGCGCCGCCTTGAAACGCTTTGCCAAAAGCTGGATCAAAGACGGCGATCTTGAACAACGATAATAACTTGCACCGGGGTTTAAACAAAAATGCCGAGAGCAAAAAAGCAAGTCCTTCAGCGACGCAGTGACGGCCGCTTTCGCTGCAAATACAAGGGCATTCAATTCTACGGTGATACCTCAGACGAGGCGCTGGCCGCGCGTGAGGCTTATAAGGAGGCCGAGAAAAGAGGTGAGGTCGCCGCGGAAAAAGTGCGTTTTTCCGAATATTCGACGCGCTGGCTCTCCGCCTACAAGTCTCACCTCACGCAGGCACCCTACAATACCCATGTGCGCATGCTCAATCGGTTTATGGACTTGGCGGGAAATCTGCCCATGGAGGCGTACACGCCTTCGGATATTCGCCTGTTCTATCAGCAGTTCGCGGGCAAATCCGCTTCGACGATCCATTCCGCCCGCGACACGATCAAAGGCGTTTTTCACGCGGCGCTCGCGGATGGCGTCGTGACAAAAGACCCCGCCGCCGCGGTGCCCATCCCCAAAGGGGAAAAGGGTACCCACCGTGAAATCACCGCCGAGGAGCGAAATCTCATCCATCAAACGCAGCACCGCATGCGCCCCGCCGTCATGATCATGCTCTACGCAGGCCTTCGGCGTGGCGAAGTGATGGCGCTGCAAATCCCCCGCGACGTGGATTTTGCAAATCTCACGATCACCGTTCGGGAAGCCGTGCGCTTCGACCGTGCCGGTCAGCCCATCGTGACAGACCCCAAAACAGAGGCGGGCGTTCGCACGGTTCCCATGCTGGAAGGGCTCGCCAATGAACTTCGGGGCATTTCCGGTCTCGTCTGCAAATCCGCGCAGGGCACATTGATGTCGCAGAGCGCCTGGCAGCGCGCGTGGAGCAGTTATCTCAATGCCTTGGGCGAAACGCTTAACGGCGGCTCCAAGCGCTGGAGCGGGGAAAACTGGAAGAGCGTCGGGATTCGCCCGCACGACCTGAGACACAGCTATTGCACAATGCTTTACGACGCGGGTGTTGACCTCAAAAGCGCCATGCTCTGGATGGGTCACGCCGATCAGACCATGACCATGCGCATCTACACCCACCTTACCGACACCCGCCGCAAGATGGCCGAAAACGCCCTTCGTTCCTCACAATCCCTCACGTTTGGGGTTCAAAACGGGGTTCAAATCTCACACACCCCTTGAATCATCAATAAAACAAGGGCTTTCCAAGCCAAACACATTAGTTTCGGGACCAAAAGGTCGCAGGTTCAAATCCTGTCACCTCGATGGCCTGAATCCCCGCAAAATAAGGTGTTTGCGGGGGTTTTTTGTTTTTGGCGGGGTTTGCAGATTGGGTCGTTTTGGGTGGTTTTGTGCGAGGTTTGGGGTTCAAAATGGGGTTCAAAAGTTGTGCCATTGCGGCCTTATACGAACCCGGGACGGGGTTTACTTCGTCAAAGGTGTGATCGAGGTTTGCTTATAAAAAAGCCCCGCTTGTGATCAAGCGGGGCAATGTTTCAAAGGCTGTGCTTCACGCGGTCGCGTTCCTCTGCTCTCTTTGCGTCGTTCCAGCGGGGTAGTGCGCCAACTAAGTAGCCGGTGATGCGGCGGATGCGCTCAAAGGGCACGCGCGAAGTGATGTAGTTGATATTGGCGTACTCGCCGTCAAACTCCACTTCCACGCGCTGAAGGGCGCGTCCGTACTTTTCGCGCCCACGGGCGAGGTAGGCTTTGGCTTCGTCGTCCGTAATGTCTTCGGGCGCGAGGATGGTCACGCCGTCAAGAACGCGGGGAATCATTCGGTGTCTCCTTTCGGTACTCGGCGGTGCTGATGCCCAGCAGCGCGCCAAGCAGCGTGCAGACGATGGCGCTGGTTTTGGCAACCGCTTCCGCGTGCGGCCAGCCCCAGATGGCGGCAAGCCCCACGTAGGCGGTGGTCAGCGCGGGCAGACAGATCATGACTACCCACTTCAAGATGTCGTATAACCGATTACTGAGCTTCATGCTTCAACCCTCCTTATGCGTCAAAAAGCCGCCCGTCTTTTTGAGCTTGTGGTAGTTGTCTTCGATGTACTTCATGGCGATTTTGCCGCGCCCGTTTTTGTAATCTGGGTGCTTGTCGCAGTACAGGCGGTAGCTGTCGATGTCGTCCATGATGTCCTCAAAGTGGTTTTCTGAATGGCGCTTGCCTTCGCACATTTCGTCGTAAAAACGTAAAATGCGCGTTCGGCGGTTTTTCGCGCTGTTGTCCTCATCCTCGCGGATGTGCGCGGTCAGGGTGTCCTGTATCTTGTCAATGCGCTTTTCCGTCGCTTTCTGACCGTCCTCGATGGACGTTTGCGTCTTCTTGCGATTGCTGATGACGGTCGGGATGATGGCTACGACCGCCACCAGTATAGGCGCGACGGCGGTTATGATCTGCACAAGCAATGTGCATCACCTTCCTTTATCACTCGCCCAGATCGGGCGGGAATTTACTCGCCCTCGCTCGGCTCTTCGGGTTCGGGTTCGGGTGTGGGCTGCGCAATAACAACTGGTTCATAACAATTATGTACTTCTCTGAAATCTACTTCACAATTAAATTTTCTGCATTTGTCATAATACCAACTGTAATGCTTGCACTTGTCGCAACTCATTCGCTCTGTTCCTCATTCGGTTCGTGCGGTTCTCCGTTCCAGAACGACACGCCGCTGTAGAAACTCTTGAACATGCCAACGCTGACGCGATAACGCCCTTTGCTCGGATTGCAAATCACGACTTGACCGTTTACGTCAACGCCCGAAAAAATCAAGAAATGCTTATACAGCCACCAGACGATGGCGGGTCTGTCCTGCTTGATAAGCTCTTCCGCGTCCATCTTGAACGCCATCATATCAAGCCCGTGTGCTTTACCTACATCAAGCAGGTTCTTTCCCGTCCAGCCCGCGATTGTAACGGGGCATTCTTGCTGTAATTGTTCCAGCGTCACGTCTATGCCGTAGTACGCAAGCAACATCTTCATGCAACACGGGCCGCAATTCGTTGACCGTGTTGACGTTACAGGCACAATGTCAAATACCATTTGTGCCCTCCTATCTCAGCGGGTCGGTGGGTGTTGCGGGAGTGTCGAACGTGAAACGTTTCGCCTCGCCTAAACGCTTGCCCTCCGCGTTCTGCGGCAACGGTTCGGTTCTTTCGATTTCCTTGTCTTTCTCGCTCATAATTTGTTCCATGATGTGAAGATCGTAAGTCATAGCCGTAACCTCCTACATAAATTCTCTTATGACAATACTGTCATCCGTGTCCCAGCCCGCTATACTCTGCATTTCCTCAAACCACATCTGTTCTTCGCTTTTGTCGATAACGTGGTATTCGTCCTCGCAGGTAAACTCGTCAATCATTCGCGGCGTTGTAACCACAAATTGCGTTATCGGGTCATACTGCAATTCTTCTTTGATTTCTTTGTAGGTCTTTGTGTAATGCTTGACCCACCCGCGCTGAATACGCTCTTCGGGGTTTTCGTCAAAGTATTGCGGTAGGTTGATAACAAATTTTCCCGTTTCCTCAGCCTTCAAATCGTTCTGAGGACAATGCTTTAGCTTGCCTTCGGCATCCAGCTTTTCATAATGCCAATGTTCGGTCGCCATCGTTCACGCCCCCTTATGTCGGAATGCTGCTGTGGGTATTCATAAACCGCCACATACGCACGCCGTCAATGTTCATATAGTGCAGGTCAATCAAATTGAACCCCTTATCTTCTGCTTGCGTGTGCTCCGTGGCGATCTTTACGCCCTCGGGTGGGGTCAGTGTCATGCTGTATTTGCCAGAATGCCTTAGCTGGAACTCAAACCAACAACCGTGTGTATCATCTTCTATCGCGGGCAGAATGACCTCGGACGGACAATCGATAAGCGCGTCAAGGCGATACGTAATGTTGCGCGTCATGCCCGAAATGATTATCTTGCTGTGATTGTAGTACGTGTTTTCAGGCACCGCTTCGCCCGCCGTGACCGTTGCAAGCGTGTACACGTCTCCGTCTTTTGTATAATACTGCTTGTCTGCGACAAAAGTTGCGTCCGTTGTAAGCGCATATTGCCACGTGACAAATTCGGCAAGGTCATAAACATAAAACGTTGTCCTGTAATCCAAGTTTCTGACAGCAAGGTCAGTCGCTTTGAATACGAACGTTTCTGAATAATTGCCCCAGTTGACTGTCACGCACTGACTTTCCGCTGCAACTCCAAATCTAACGGCTACGTCTATATAAGTCGCGCCGATTGATTGTTTTACGCCCGCCGCCCCTGTCACCGATGTGGAGGCCGTGACGGTCACGCCGTCCTTGGCGGCGATGCGCGCGAAGATATACCAGCCGCTTTCGGTCAGCCCATAGTCGCTGTAGCCGCTCACGTCCTTAATGTACTCCGGGATGCCGACCGCTTCCAGCACCGTCCCGCCTGCCAGCGGCGTACCGTCAAGGGTCGCAATGCGGTCGGTAGGAATTTCCGCGTCCTCGCCGTCGCGCACGCGCACGAATTGCAAGGGCAGACCCATCGTGCTGCCTTCGACCGTGATGCCGATAGATGGATTGGCTATTTCGGCCTCCACCACCCCGAACGGGTTAACGCCCTCAGTGATTCTGAACCCGATAACGCCAGAGCTTGTCGCCGTTGCGGGACTTATCTCAAAGCCGTAGATTTCGTAAGGAAGTACCTGCTTTGGGTTCATATACGTATATCCCGCAAACTCGCTCGACGCGGCGATACGCTTACCCCCGTGAAAAGCGGCATATCCGACAGCCACAATTTGATTCAACGGTTTCGTCAGTCCGTCCGCGTCGCAGGGAATGGCGACCGTGGGGTTTTCGAGATATACACACAGCGCGTCGTAGCCTTTGTCACCTTTCTCGCCCTGCGCGTGTACGCCCGTGGACACCCACGCGCCCGTCTGCACGTCCCAGACCTGCCAGATGCCCTCGGTGATACGCGGGTAATGTTCCACCGCTTCCTCCGCGCTCTGCGCGGCTGCCTCTGCGTCCGCTTTCATCTGCGCGAAGGTCTGCTGCCAGCTCACCCACGGTTCGGGCGCTTCGCCGTTTCCGCCCAGCGCGTCAAAAATGACGGTATCATAGATCGCGCTCTTTGCTACGACCTCGTTTTCGATGGCGACCAGCTCACACCTGCCCTTGCCTACCTGCGTAAGCTCCGCGCTTGTCACCGTCCACGTCACGATGCCGTCACGCACGGAGATACCGTCTACGGGGTAAGCCTCCGCGTCCTGCGGTCGCTGGTTGTACAGGGCGATGACCGCTGTTGGCATTTCGCTGAGCCATTTCGACACGTCAAAGCGAACCGACGTGTATTCATTCTCACCCAGCCGTCCGAGCGGAATGCTGATATTGCATTTTGCGTCAAAAATGCGCATAGTTACCTCCAAAAGCAGAAGAAACTCTTCCGCTGCTTCATAAAGTCCGCTTCTTTCTGCTTCGTGCGCTTGGATGACGCGGGGTCGTTGGCGTAGATATAGCCGCCCTCGTACTTCCAGACGCAGATGAAGTGCCCGCCGTTTGTCCAGTAGCCCTTGCCCATGCTCGCCACCGCGTAGCCGCCGCTGTCAAGGCAGCTTTTGAGCGCGGCGAGGGTCGAAGCCTTGACGTATTTGCTGAATCCGAAATGCTCCGCGATTTTGGGAAAGAAACTCCAAGCCGTACCGCTCGAATAGGTTCTGCATCCCCATTTCATGGACAGATCGGCGAGGTCGGGAGGCGTGATCTTGCTGTCGATCAGCGTTGCCACAATATCCGCCATGGACGTAGGCCCGCAAGCGCTCGACTTCATGGTCTGCGACTTGTCGCCGTGGTTGCTGTACATCTTCTTCGCCCACTTGGAATCATACTGCTTGTAATCCACGGGCTTCACAAAGCCGTGCTGCCCCTCGGCGGGTTCGTCCTCGCCCAGCAGCGCAGCCCACGTCTGCTTGCCAACGATGCCGTCAACCTTCAAACCGTGCGCCGCCTGAAAAGCCCTGACCGCCGCTTCGGTCTTTTTGCCGAAGATGCCGTCAGGCTCCAAGCCGCCAAGCAGGGCTTGCAACTGGACGACATCTGCGCCCCTACTGCCCCTCTTTAACGTCATCCTCGTCCGCCTCCTGTCTCACCAGTTTCCCGCTTTCGTCCCTGAGCCAAACCTCGTCAAAGCTTTCAGGCTCAAAGCCCTCGGCTTCGGTGTTGGCATGATGCAATAGGTCGATAAGCTTGTCTTTAAGTTTCATTGCCGTCACCTTCCCCGTCGAGCTGCGCGTAAAAGTAGTCTTTCGCCGCGTCGCTCAACCATCCATAGCGCTGCTGGTCTTCGATGATGGTGATGGCGTAGTCCACAGTATATTCGCCGTGCGCGATGCAGTTGAGGAATGCGTTGATAACCCTTGTCTCTCTCTTTGTCATGATCGTGTGCCTCCTTAGTTATTTTCAAGGATGAGTGCTTGCAGCTCCGCGATTCTTGCGTCAACATACGCCTTCATCGCGGCTGACAGGGGAATATCATGTTGCAGGAATCTTGCCCCTGTTTCTTTGATATGCAGCGTCCATGTGTCTCCTGCCGCTCCCGATCTGTAATAGTTCACGGCCACCCACTGCCCCTTCAGCACCGTGGCAGGGGATTCGGACGTGGGAATATTGGCGGTCTTTGTATCGTAAAGACTTCCCGTCCACGCATGACCAGTGCCTGTCACAGGCTCCTCATTTGATACCCTGACGCAGCCCCAATGATTGCTGTCGGCATTCGGGAAATCACAGCCCGTGATCTGCAAGTCCTGCCGCGCCTGAAAGGCGTAGGTTTTATATGAATTATTCGCGGAAATCTGCCCCGGCGAGGACAGCCCCGCGTGCCTGATGTAGCCTTGGCGGTAAAACCACGTCTGGGTGCTTGGAACGAGATCGATTTCAGTCTCTTTCGTGGTATAGGGCACAACGGAAATATCCTTTTCAGCAACGTCCGCAAGCGCGTCCCCTACTTCTTTCGCGTCAGCCGCCGCGCCTTCGACCGAAAGCGTATCGTCAACAGAAAGACCGATATTCTCCCACACCTGCGCCTTCTGTGCATCAGTAAGGCTCTGCGCCGCGTTGTACTTAACCGAAGCTTCTTGGGAAGCAGCCTGAGCCGCCGCCGTAGCCGCTTCCGCTGCGGTCTCACAGTCATCGATCTTGGCGAGGAGCTCCTGCAAGGAAGGAATGACTTCGCCGGGATCGACGTAGCTGTCGGTAATGTCCTTGCGGACATGAAGGACGAAAGCGTCCACGGTGAGCGTGACGTCCGAAAGGGTGATCTTCATGACCGCCTTGAGGTCGCCTTCGACGGCAAAACAGGCCTGCGCGGGCACGACCGTAGCCACGTTGCCGCTGACGGAGCCCGTGACCGGCACGGTAGCGCCGTCCGCGCGGATGAAATAGCCCACGACGGACGCGCCGCTCAGATCCGCGGGCGAGCCGTTTTGGGTGAGCGTCACGTTCCAGGCGTGGCTATTTTCGTCGCCGACCTCGACGAGGGCGTTGGTAATAAAGTGCGGCTGCACATGACCGCGCGCAAGATCGAAGGAGTGATTGATGATCCAGTTCATAGCGAATGCTCCTTTACCTTATCTGCGCCGCAGGGACACGAGGTATTCCCCCGCCGTGGCGCCGTTGATGATGAAGAGATGGGTATAGCCCTCGTGAAGATCGGCCATATCGCCGTAGAGAAACGTTATTTGGGCCGTTTTTTCGGGGTCGGATAAGAGATTCGCCACATCCATAAAGCCCATGTCCGTGACCACATCGATGGTGAGCACGCCGTCGCGGGCGGCGCAGAAGCGCACGGGAAGGACGGCACCGTCACTGAGCCTGATTTGGTACATCCTGCCGCGCCTCCTTTTCGGCCTGCTGCACGAGCTCTTTGAGCGCGCCCAGGGCGTTGATGCTTTCGATGACGAGACCCAGGTTCGTGATGCCGCGAACCGTGAGCCGGTCAAGGTTTACGATGACGGTGTCGATGATGGAAAATGCCTTTTTGCTGTCCATGCTCTCTTTCCTCCCATTATGGTGTTACTACCCGCACCTTGCGATAGGCCGTCGCGCCGCCGGAACCGCTCTTGGACTGCACGGAAAGCAGATAATAGGTGCTGGGCAGCGTAACTTCGGTGTAGGTAAGCTGATCGTAGTTGGTCTTGGATTGCGTGGTGAAACGGATGGTGCCGACGCCCCTGTTGTCCACCTTGCCCGCGTCGTAGGCGGCGGAAGCGTCCAGCGTCCTGTCAGAATTGCCGGCGACGGTCAGGGTGTAGTTCTTGTTTTCGGCGCTGTAAGAAGAATTGGAAACGGAGATGTTGACCGCGGCGGTCTGGGTGGTGCCGTCCGAGAAGGAAACGATGACGGGCACCGTGTAGACCGAAGAAGAATAGGTGGTGGCCTGCGCGGAATTTCTCGCCACGCCCGTGACCGTGGGCGCCGTGCCCGCCGCGCTGCCGTCCGCGTATCCCCTGTCGTAGGCCGCCGATACCGCGTTTTGGTAAAAGGCAGTATCGGCAATATTAAAATTTGCGGTTCGTCCCGCGTCATCTGTAGCTACTGCCGCGCCGAGTGTCGCGGTGACAACGCCGCTGCTTTCGCTCATCGTGATACTGTGGCTGTGGTCAAAGTCTTTATTCGCGGAAGGGATTGCGCTCAAAACAGATATTGACTGAATTCTGCCGAGACTGATCGTTCTGTAATCCGCCGGAGTGCTGCCGAGAAACAAACCGTTATTCGCCTGTAATACACCCGCTTTTAGTGCCGTGGCAATCGTTGTGCCGCTCATAAGGTTCGTTATTTGCGCGTTTGTAGCGCTCAAATCCGATGCCGTTACATATCCCTGCAAGTCGATCTTCGATGCCTGAATCAGCACGCTCTGCGCGGTCTGGTTGATGGTGGAGGCGATGTCTCCCGCGGAAACCTTGGTGGTGATGGACTCCGCGTTCTGGTGAATGAGAGAGTAGAGCGTTTCATCCTGCCCCAGGCTGTTTACGCCCGTTTTGGCCACGAGGCTCGTTATCTCCCGCGCGGTCTGCGTGATCTGCGACCACGCCGTCGGCGTGGAAGCCTGGGCGGCTTCGTCCCACTCGTTTTCGGTCATGATGCGGGAGAAGCGCTCGTCGGTGTCCTCGACGAATTTTTCAAACTTACGATAGAGCATTTCCGTTTCCTGCTGCTGCGCATAGCCGCCGCGCCCGTAGGAAAACTGCCTGCGCTGAAGCGCGGGAAGGGGCCCCCGCTCCTGTTCGCCCTGAGACTGCACCGTGACCATGGCGCTGCCGTTCCACACGATGTGCTGCGCGAAGATGGGCAGGGCGTAATGCTCGCCGTCCGAGACCACCGAGATCACGTCCCCCGGTTCGAGGAGAAAATCGTCAAAGAGCTCCGCGCTGGCGGGGTGGAAATCCGGCACGGTGCGAAGCCGGGTGTAAATGTCCTGTACGCTCACGTATTCACCCCCTTGAGCGTGGCCTTGGCGCTGTTGCTGTAAAGCGTGACGCCGCCGCTCGTGACCGCCGCGCGGTAGTACCACGCCGTCGTCTGCGCGCTCGCGGTGAGCGCGAGAGTCAGGGCGGTTTCGCCCGCCATATCCTGCCAGACGACGTTATCGGCGGACTTTTGCCAAAAGCAGGCGGGCGAAGAATCGCCGCCCAGCACGGTAGCCGTAAAGGTCATCCCATCCCCGTCGTAAACGCTGCGGCGCGAGGGCGAAACCACGACGGAGAAGTCCTGCGCGGTGTCCTCCTGCCGCAGGAAGGGATTGTTTTGCAAAACGTAGGTGTTGTTGCCGCTGCCGATGACCGTCTCGGCGGTGGAATCCTCGTTGCGCACATGCACGCGATCCACCTGCGCCGCCTCGTACCACGCGGGTTCAAACTGCGTGTATTGCGTCTCGTCGAAGGAGCGCGAAACAGGATTGAGCCACGAAAAGACGAGCTTGCCCATGCGGTCAAATCTCGCGTTCGCGCCCGCCGCCTGCGCGATGCAGCCCAGCACCTCGCGCATGGTGGCGTTTTCAAAAAACGAAGGCTCCTTGGACAGGGTAAGATCGCTGTTCAAAAAGGTGTAGCTCTCCGCTTCCACGCCCGCCTGATCGCACAGGGCTTTGAGCAGCCGTCCCGCCGTGACGGGATAGGTGATGCCCAGCTCCGTCGCGTCCGGCATATTTTCGTCAAAAAGGGTCATGCGGTCATAGGCCTCGACGTCGATCAGGGTCTTGCGGATGATCGAGGGACGCGGGGCGATGAAGCTGCCCAGGGGACACAGCGCGTAGGTTTCCAAAGTGCCGTTCCCCGACACGGTCATGGTAAGGGCGTTTCTGTCTACGGAAATGAGCGGGCGCAGCGCGGCGGGGCTGCCGTTTTGCGTTAGGCTTATGCGCACGCCGATGTAGGCGTCAAAGGAGCCGAATTCAAACTCGTCGTAAAAGCCGTCGTCGTTAAAGACGGCAAAGGTGATCTCGCTTGCGGGCGTAAGACCCACGGCGAGATCGCTTTCGGAACAAAAGACTTCGCGCAGATCCACGCCGCCCTCGATGTCGATGTCCTCGTTGGAAATGACGACATTTTCGAACACCAGCGCGACACGCTGCGGCGCGCCCGAACCGAGCGCTGCCCGAAAGGCCGAAGATACGTTCGTCACGGCGCGAAGTCTCCTTTCATATCATTTAATACTCGATGACGGAAAAGCGCAGGTTGCCGATAGGCTCATAGCCCGGCACGCTGACGACCACTTCCCACTCCCTGTCGCCCACGTAGGCGTCGATATTTTTAAGCCCCACGGCGGGATCGGGATAGGCGAAGCGAAATTTGGGCGACGCCATAAGGGAACAGATTTGCTGGATCATGCTCCACGAAATGTTTTCGTAGCGCAGTTTCAGCGGATGCTTGGTGGCCACCATATTGCGGTGCAGATAGCCCGTGGCGTCGCGCTTGCCCATGGTGTCCAGGTCGCTGACCGCGCCCGTAAATTCGGTGGGGTCGGGAATCGCGGTATCGTTGACCCGAAAGCCCATCTCGTAACGGTAAGCGGGATAAGAACCGGCGATGATCACTGTTTGCAGCCTCCTTTACGCGCCCTCGGCGGCGGCCAGCATTTCGCCGGCGCGCTTGACCGTGCGGGCGAGCGCCGTGGTGGGTTCGAGGGACACATGCCCGGTCTTGGCGAGGATGGCCCGAAGCACCTGATTCTGCTGGCGAAGCAGCTCGTTTTGCTCGCTGTTGGCCTCGCGCACGCCGCCCGCGATGCCCTGCTCGATCTGGTCGTCGTTGGCGACCGCCGTCCTGCGCCCGATACGCCCGACCAGCTCCGCGCCCGCTTCCTTGGCCACGAACACCTCGCCCCTGTCGGGGAAGCCGCCCCCCGCGCGCATGCGGAAGGAGCTTAGATCAATGATGTTGGTTGGCAGCGCGCCGAGCTTGCCTTTGAGCAGGGGCGAATTGAAAGACGAGCTCCCCGCAAGCACCGGCTGGATTCGCAGTTGAACGACGTTGTTTTGGTTCATGTTCGCAACAGCGGTGCCGAAATCCGACTTGGCGGTTTCGAGGTCGGCGGAAAAGGCGGGGTTGTCGATACCAATGTCAATTTCCACGCCTGCGGAAGCGTCATGCTCGCTTTTCAGTTTTGCGGCCCAATCATACTTGTTTAGAAAGTAATCGGTCAGCAGCCTGACGTATTCGTCCTGAAACTCCGGCGTAGAGAATGCGTCCTTAGCATTAGCACCTACCCACGCCTGCACTTTAGGGTCTAAATCCCAAAGGTTATTCGGGTTTTTGCCTGAGGCTTCATAGCGCAGTTCCTCTACGAACTCCTCCCATGTTCCAAATCCATTTTCTTCCCCATTCAGATCTCTGGAACCTATTTCATTGAACCAAGCCTCATTCTTATCATCATAAGCAAGCAACAGCTCGGCCAAAATACGGGCATCGCTTTGCGTAACTTCGGCGTTATACGCGGCTTTTTGGGACTGATAACCGCTTCGGATGTCCGCATAGTAACCGGCGGCTCTCTCCTTCGCGGCATCGATTTCAGCCCTGAGCGCGTTGTATTCGTCCGTGCCTTCCGTCATGGAAGAGAGCACGACCTCGGAAGCTTCGATGATAGACATTTCCGCTTTATAGGCGTCATCCACCGGCTGCGTATAAGCTTTCCAAAGCTTTTCTTTTTCGGATTGATAAGTGGAAAGCACGCTCATGGCGCTTTGCTCGTCGAGATTTGCAAAATCCGTTCCGGCAAGGAAAATATCGAAATCCGCCCGATTCTGCCCGCGCATGTACGCGGCGGAAATCTCGGTGATTTCTTTCAGCGCATCCATGGCTCCCTGCTTCAGATCCTCGGCAAAGCCCTCGGAAACATACTTTCCCCAGATGTTGCCAAGATAGATCAGGCGGCTTGACAGCGTATCACTGAGAAAATTGGTATTGTTAAGCGCCTTTTCCTCCCCCTCGTCCAGCACGCCGTCGGCGTTGAACAGCGTCGTCAGGGGAATGCTGTTTTGCTTGATCAGGGCGAGCATATCGCCGATGACCGTGCCCTTCCCCATCTCGCCGTTTTCGCCGATGAGGGCGTTTTGAATGGCGGTTCGGCTGTCTTCCGTGTTGATACCCAAGACGAGGTTGTTATAGTGGAAGGGAATCTTGCCGCTCTCGGTGACGATGCTGTCGGCCAAACTCGTGGCTTCGTCCGCGTAGAAGGTAAGGCTTTTGACCCTCGCGTCCACGTCAAACTCGAAATACCCGGCGACCTTCGCTTCCACCTGCTCCTGCGTAAGACCCGTCGTGCCCCAGGTGACGCGCATGTCTTGCGCGGCTTCGACCTCGGCCGTATCCGCCGTGAATTTAAAGTAAGCCGCCGCGCTTAGGAGTAAGGCCACGCCTGCGCCGATGCCGACCGCCCACGAGACCGGACCTCCCAGCAAAGCGATGCTTAAACCGATGCCTGCGCCCGCTTTGATAACGTCCAATATCGCTCCCCACATCTTGGCCTTCAACTGTTCGGGCGTGAAATTGACGTCCACGTCCTCGGCCAGATAGGTGGCAAGCGAGATGCCCGCGCTGACAGCCATCACGACCGAGCCGACCGCAGCGGCTTTTTTCCAGTCTATTTTGCCGGCCGCGTCCTTGAAAATGAGCGCGCCCGCGCCAAGGCCGCCGCCGAAAGAAGATACGAGACTGCCGGCCTTTTCGCCGATCCATGCCCAAAGGTCGGTACCCGGTTCGATTTCGGCGGCCTCTTTGTCAAGATACACGGCAAGGCCCAAGCCGCCGACCAGGGTCGCGACGGCACCCGTCAGTTGTGCGGTGCTCACGCCGCCCAGCTTTTCGCCGAAGAGGCTCTTGACCATGAGCGTGCCGCCGGCGACCGTGGAAACAAAGGAACCCAGAACTTCGCCGATGCTCTTTTTCCAATCCTGCTCGCCCTCGACCAGTTTATCAAGGGAGAGAAACAGGCCGATGCTGCCCGTGAGCGTGAGCACGGTGCCCAGACCGAACAGCGCGCTCTTGCCGCGGGAAAGGCCGGTTTCGGAACGGAAGATCGCCTTGGACAGATGGGTGGCCAATTTGGCGCCGCCCAGGGCGGTCAGAGCGGAACCCGCCAAAAGCGTCATGAGGGAGCGCTCGTTGATCTCTCCGTCCATGATCTTGCCAAGACCGATGGCGATGTCGATGCCGCCGGTGATCAGGAGCAGGGACGCGCCCACGAGCTTTTCGAGACCGGCATATTTGGTGCCTTTGAACAGTTTCGCGGCGGCGTTTTCCGTAAGAAACGAACCGCCCACGCTGGTGCCGAGAGAGGCCAAGAGCGCAACCCAGTTCGTGTTCCCGTTTTCGTCCTTGTCCTGAAAATCGCGTATGAATCTAAAGCTGATGGAGATCGTAAGATATGAGCCCAGGATCGTAAGCAGCACATTTTTGATTTTGGTCAGGTGCTCCGCCGCTTCCCCGAGGTGAATCAGGTCAAAGGCTTTGCCGAGCTTGATGCCGACCACCGCGAGGCCGATGCCCTCGATTAGGGTTTTAAGTTCCTTGGCGTGGTCGGTGATCCATGTAAGGGTAGGCTTCATGCCCTCAAGTATCTTGTTGGCGCGGGACTCCGTAAGCCCCTTCAAAAAATCGTACTCAGGCAGGTCGAACGTCCAATCATCCCCCGCGCTCAGGGCTGCCGCGCCCCCGCCGCCACCGCCGCCGGACTGAGACTGGATGATGTTGAGTTCGTCCCAATCGGCGAGGAGCTCGTTGAGCTTTTTGGCGGAGCCGCCAGCGGATTTCAGGCTGTTGTCCAGCGTATCGACCGCGTCGGTGGCCTGCGTGACCCCGCTGTAATCCACCTCGGGCAGCTTAAAGCCGAACACGGCTGCCAGCGCCTCCGCGACGAGGCGCAGCGCGTTGACCGCGGCGATGGCGTAAGGCAGGATGGCGTTCAGAGCGGGAATAAAGATATTGCCGATGGCGCGCCCCGCCTGCTCCACCTGCGCCTTCAGAATGCGCAACTGGTTTGCGGGCGTGTCGAGGGTACGCGCCATATCGCCCTGCGCCTGCGTGACCTGCGTAAGGATGGCGTAATAGCGCAGTTGCGCCTTTTGCGCCTGCGTCATGGAATCAAAAGCCTGATCGATTCCGAGGGAGAACGCAACGGCTTTGAGCCTCGCCTCGCTCAGGTCAAAGCCCAGACGGCGAATGGGTTCAAGCTCGCCGGAAATGGCGGCCTGCAATTTTTGCATGGCGCCGCCCTGCCCCTCGACGGCGATATTGAAGAAAGAACTCAGGTCATATCCCAACTGAGTAAGATTCTTGCTCATGATATACGCCCTGTCCGAAGCGACGCCGAAGCCCTCCGCCAAAATCTGGAACACGCCCTGATTGCGCATCCAGTTCGCGGGGTCGATGCCCATAAGATCGCTCACGCGCTCGGCATAAGCCTGCGCTTCGGTGGCGTACACGCCGAGAGAGACATTGAACAAATTCATGTCTTCGACGTATTTATTGGATTTATCTATCAAACCGGCAATCGTCTTGCCGATACCCTTCAGGGACGCGGCGACGGCGGCCAGCCGGACAATGCTCGTTTTTTCGTTTTTTCCCACGCGCTCCGTGGCTTCGGCAGTATCGCGAATGGATTCCGCGGAATCGTGCATGTCGATACTGCCGAGCTCCCGAAGCTCCTTGAGGGCTTCGATAAGATCCTTCAAGGGACCGGCAGCGGCCTCGCCCGCGTCGCTTGAAGCGTCGGAGAGGTCGCCCATTTCATCGGCAACGGCGGACAGACCCGCGCCGCCGTGCAAGGCGCTCCTAAGATCCTCGAGCGCTTTTTGGAGGGCTTCAAAACTCTTGACGGCTGATACCGCGTCAGCCTGGATCTGTATTTGCAGGCTGTCGATCACCGTTCCTTCCGCCATCGGGTTCGCCTCCTTTCGTCAATGTTCGGTTTGCGTTGAAGGAAGCCGCAAAGGCCTCCATGCTGCGTTTGAGTTTGAGATACTGCTTTTTCTCGCTTTCGCGCTTCGACTGCCCCGTCTTTTTGGGCTTGATGTCGTAGGGTTCGGCGGGGTACGGTGTCGCCTTGGCGCCCTTTTTGCCGAACGCCCTGAACAGCGGCGACGCATTGCACAGCGCCTCATAGATGTACATGCCCTGCCACCACGCTTCCCGGTTCACGCGATCCAGCCTGAGTTCCTCCGCCTTGCGATAAGCCTTCGCCCAGGCGGGATCGCCGTGCCAGAAATCTTCGGCGCGCATGCCGATGGACAGGTAGTATGGAAACACGCGATCAAATATTTTCGTATAAGGCCGCGCGATGTCTTCGTCTTCCGGTCGGGACGGCGAATCTTCTTCGTCTGTGTCTGTCAGAAGTTGGCCGTCCAGCTCACGTTTCCCTCGTCTTCGCCTTCTTCATCGGTCATAAGCGAGGTTACGGTCTCGCGATACATTTCGACCAGTTTGCCGATGAGCTCGCTGCGATTGGTGAGCGCGTCGTAAATGCGGTCGATGTCCTTGTGCTTGATGCCCTTGTGGTTGGCCATAAACGCGCCCTCAAAGAGCTTGGGCACCATGGTCATGGGCTTGGTGAACAGTTCTTCGGCGTTAAAGCCGGTCGCCTCCATCGTGCGAACGGAGTTACGGGTGAAGGCGAGTTCGTACGCCTTGCCTTCAAAGGTGAAACTCAGGGTCATGGCCATAAAACAATCCTCCTCAATCGTGGTGCCGCGGGGAGAGCGCGCCGCCCTCCCGCGCGGTCAAATTCGGGTTTAGGAATTGGGGATCAGCGTTTCCTCGTAGGTGCCCCACTGCACGGTGCCGTCATCGCTGATGTCGGTGGCGGGCGTGATGGTGAGCGTCATGTTGACGACCTCGTTTACGCCGGCGCCGCTGATGGAAGGCGTAAGATACCCCGCGAAAGCGAACTTGCCGTCCGTGCCGGAAGGCGTGACCACGCCGCTGGTGGTGTCCTCGGTGCCGCCGAACCATACGGCATAGCCGTAGAGATGATCTTTGAGCGCGGCGACCTTCTCATAATCCGCCTTGGTGTAGTTGCAGGTGAAGGTCTTGTCCGAGGTGTTCTGGATGCCGGGGATATAGGTGTGGTTCTTGTTGGAAAGCGTAGTGGTTTCGAGCTGTTCGGGCGGCTCGATCAGATCGGGGAAATCCTTGATGTCGATGATCTTTTTCCACTCGCCGGTCGTGCCGGAAGCGGGAGCGTAAAGACCCATCAGGAAAACCTTATAGGACGAAATCGCCATAGGATTGTGCCTCCTTTTATTATCGTTTGTAGACTATGAAGCGGCCGTTCGCGTCCCTGCCGAGTATGGCCTGAAAGCGCGCGGTCAAACGGTAAATGGTCGCGTCCGCCAGATTGGGCACCGGCGAAAGCATGATACGGCTGAAGCCCAAAGCGTTCATAACGTCGCCGGCCTGCGCCATGATGACCTTGCATTCCTGCTTTTTACCGTTCAGTTTGTTGCTGTAGACGTTGATTTCGTACATGACGGCTGCGTGGTTCTCGTTGGTGACGGTGTCTCTGGAATTGCGCCAAACCGCGTTGTTCTTTTCCTCAATGGATACGCAAGGGAATTTTGCGCTCTCCCGAACGTATTCACCGGTCACATAGATGCCCGGAAAATGCTCCCGCAGGTTTTGCGCGACGAGGGTGAAAATCTCGTTTTCGGCGTCGATCACGAATTGAACACCTCCTTGGCCAGGTCCGCGATGACGGCGACGGCCTGCTCCGCGCCATGATACATGGGCATCGCGGCGGGCGTGCCGTGCGTCAGGATCGGATTGTCCCGCGTACTTCCGGGAAGCGCCCACACGTTGCGCTTGCCGTAGCCCTTGCCGTACTGACCGATCAGGAATCCGTTTTCCGCCCCCTTCGGATGCGGCGAGGAACCGGGCGCGCCGTTGTAATACACGCCGGCGCCAAACTCGATAAACACCGCGTCCTTGCCCGAAGCGATGACGATGAACAGATTGCCTTCCTCGGTTATGTCCACGCTGACATCCGCGGACGGACGATCCCCGCCCGTAAAGATGTCATCGGCGACGGCTGAAGAAAAACCGCTGCTCGCGCTCCACGCGACCCTCTCCGCGACAAGCTGTCCGAGACGCGCCGCCTTTTCGGGCAAACCGCTCGCGTAGGCATTTACTTCCCGAATGGCCTTGTTGATGCTCTCTTCGGTCAACGTCAACTGAATCGTCTTAGACATAGCGGGTGTCCACCTTTGAAACCGCGACCAGCACGGAGTTCAGGCTTTCGGCGATGCGCTTGACCACGTAATCGGGCGGAGTGCTCGTTTCGCCGTCGGCGTTTAAAACGGGCTTCGTATCGATCCAGAGCAGCGATTTCTCGTCGAAGGGCGCGCTGTCCATGCACAGCACCTTGTCGTAATTGATGTCGGTGCCGAAGATCGAGACCGTGTTCACGTCGCGGGCGGGCGACACGTTGGCATCGATTCGAACGGGCTTGGTGTAGGTGAGCGTCCTGCCCGCCTCATTGCCGTACTCGTCGTAAGCCGTCTCTCCCGCGAGATACTTTGCGTACCAGCATTTCTGCTTGTTTCGTCTCAGGCAGCGCATGTCACACCACCTTGCAAATGGGTATCACATGAGCCCGGATGTACGCCACCATGTCGGAATACTTGAACGTGCGCGTAATGCCGTTTTCGCCGTGGGCGAGCTGGTTTTCCGCGCCGCCCTGAGAGTAACCCGCCACGACGGCCATAACCTGCGTCATCTCGTATTCCTCGGGAACACCGCTGACCCGCTCCTTGGAGAAGGAATACCGCCATGCGATGATCTCTTTCTCGGCCATGAGAAGATAGGTCGATATGAGCTCGTTGAGCGAGGTGTCGTCCCGCGGAAAATCGAGCAATGTTTTTATCATTTCAATTTTTTCAAAATTGATCATATCGACCTACACTCCTTTATTCTTCCGCCTTGCCGCGCGAAGCGCGCTTTTTGGCGCCCTCCGCGGCGGCAGAGCGTTGTTCCGCGGCCTTCTTTTCGACGATCTTTTTTTCCGCCTCGACGATCAGGCCTACGACGAGGCCTTTCTCAGTCAGTTTTTCGGCCATGGCTCCGCCCTCCGTCAGGACAGGGCAGTGGCGCCTCTGTGCAGGTAGATGCCCTTGACCTTGTTTTCGTAGGCGAAGATGTCGTGATACACGCGATAGTCAAACTTCCACGCATCGGCCTTCTGGTTGACATCGGGCGCGAAGATGCGGGGCTTGACGTGTTTAAGCACCTGGCACACGGCGGAAGGATGCACGATCATGAAGTTGATCTTGTAGCCGGTGGAAGCGGTACCGATATAGCCGCCCGCGGTCTGGCCGGAGGTGGTACCGTCATAGAGCGTGATGGCGGTATAGAAGCGGTTCTGCGGCACGCGCACGATGCGCATGTTGTCGTAGGTCTCGATCTCCTTGTTGAGGTCGTTCTCGCCGTTTAAGACGGTACGGGTGGTCTTGGCCTTGAGTCCGGCGTAAGCGGTCTCGCTGATGAACAGGATGCGACCCTCGACCGGCACTTCGTCCTCGTTCATCTGGCGCTCGGCTTCGTCCACAAAGCCGGGAACGTCCGAGGTGCCGATGGTGATGTCCGCGGCGGTGGCGGTGGAAATGCCCGAGACGCCCGCGAGCTTGGCGAAGCGGTAGGCGTCAACCTCGGGCACGACCTTGGTGCGAATGAATTCGCCCGCCAGCGTGCCGAAGGCCATGCCGATGGTCTCTTCGTCGTCCATCGCGTCGATCATGAAGCTGCGACCGCGATCCTTGGTCAGCGTCATGGTCTCCCACGCGCCGGTCACGCTGCCGTCTACGAAGCCGCTGTTGCGCCCGTAATTGCCCAGACCGTCCATGGAGGTCTTGAAGACCTTTACGGTGTTGGCGTTGACGACCTGCACATTGGTGTTATCCATGATGGCGGTCTTGGACGCAGCCTTGTAGATTTCATCAAGAATGGGCACATAATTTTGCGCCAAAACAATGCTGTTAGGCATAAGCTGTTACTCCTTTACTTTAGTGGGGGAAGCCCCGCGGCCACCCTCGTTATGTTGATCATCTTTTTGTTCTTCTCGTCCTCGGTGGGCGGCGTATCGCCGGCCGGCGGCCTGGGCGTATCTTTGAGCAGATTGCTCTTGATCGTCTTTTCCAGCGCCGAGGAATATTGTTTCATGATGGCGAAGAGCGTATCGGTATCGCCGTCCGCCATGGCAAGTGCGGCATTCTCTGCCATTTGCTCGTCGTAGCCCTGAGCGAGGTAGGAAGCCTTGTACGTGGCCAATTTCTTTTCGCGCCGAAGCTCATTGAGCTCGGTCTCCATTTCATTCGCCCTCGTCTGCCGCTCCAGTTCCTTTTGCTCGTCTTCACTCAAACGGCTCTTCAGTTCCTTTTTTGCCGCTGCAAGTTCGGAAGCGACCTGATCGTAACGGGCCTTGGAGATATAACTCTTGGGATCCGGAAGAACCTGCTTGTCCTCGGGTTCCGGCTGATTCTCCAGCAGCGCAAGCTTTTCTTCAGCGGTCATATCTTCCTTAAAGCCCTCGATCTTCGTCCAATCAATCGCCATTGCAAACCTCCTGCGTTTTTATAGTGCTTCTCTGCACTTGAAAGTATGCGAGTTTTATTTAGCGACTTCTCTGCCGCTTTGCGTTTGTCAAAGCGCTTCTCTGCGCTATTTGAACGGACATATCGTCCGCTTAAACCGATTCGTCCTCTCCGGGCGCGACGGGAACGAGATAACACCGACAGTTCGGATGCTTGGCGGGCACACCGTAGAGCGGGAATTTAACCCCGTTTCGCTCCCTGCACACCTTACAGACCTTCTCGTCCTCCTGCGTGACCCATCTGACCGTCTTTACGCCCGCGTCGTCAAAGGCTCTTACGCGCGCCGCATCCGTAACGGTATCCGCCATGTTGCGCATCTGCCCTTCAAAAAGCCCGAGCCCGCGCCTGAGAGATTCCCTGGTGGCCTGCGAATTGAATATTTCAGGGCTGCCGTGATTGACCGCCATCAGGCTTTCCACCAGTCTGTCGCGCTTGCGCTCAAGCTCGCGCCGATACACGTACTGCGTTTTACCGTCGTATTCATCGAGCAGCGCCGCCACGAAGATCATCCCCGGCAGCGAGTGAAACCATTGCTTTCCTTCGGGAAAAATCAGTAAAAGTGCCTTTTGCGCGTCCTTGTAGGCGCTTTGGGCGATCTTCTGGTAAGCATCCTCGGCCTGTCTTTCCACGTCGTCGTAAACGCTGCGAACCTGACCGATGACGTTCAGTTCATCCCATTTCGCGGTACTGACGGCCATGCGCTGAAACAACGCTTCCGCGAGGCGGTACAGGCGTTTGAGCGCCTTATCCGAGTGGCGATATGGGTTTTGTTCAGGCTTCTTCATCTTCGTCATTCACCGGGTTATCATCGCTAAACTGAAGCGGGATCGGAGCCCACTTGACAAGATATTTTTCGCTCTGCCGCGTGACGTCCAGCGGATCGTTGAACAGCCCGCAGGATGCGATGGCGACTTCAGGCGCGATACCCGCTTGCAGCATGCCGTTGAGCGCTTGCGTCTTGCTTTGCAGATTGTCGTGCTGACGGCGCGTAAACTTGCATTCGACTTCGTTGAGCCTTAAATCAAATCCGGCCTTTTTATCTTCGCGGATAATTTTGAGAACCTGCCTTAAAAACTCTTTTTCGCTGCGCTTAAAAAGCAGCTCCGTGTCCCTCGCGCGCGCCTCGGCCTGAGACCAGCCATCCCGCAGGAATACGGCCTGCCCGGTGTCGGAAGTGGAAGTGCCGCCCTTTTTGGTGGTGGGCATCCCGCAAATCACGAGCACCTGATCGTACAGATAATCCACCAGCGTCTGCGTCTGCTCCTGGTTAAGCTCTTGCGACACGAGACTTACGTCGCATTGCATGCCTTCCGGAGCCTTGATGAAGATCGCGCCGAGTTTGCCAATGTTCGGGACGTCGTTTGAGTCCATTTCGCAATTGACAAATTTCAAAAAGCTCTGTACGAACTGCTCCACGCCGTCCACGCGATTGCTCATAATGTTGTTGATCGCGTTCAAAAGGGGCAGCGCCGCCTCAAACGAGCCCATGCGGCTCATATTGAGCCGATACTCATAGATCGGTATATCGTCAAACAAATGCCTCTCCCACTTCAGGAGAACATGATCCTTCACTTCAAAGTAATGCGTGCGCGTATAGCCGCAGCACCACATCTCAAAGGAACCGCCCTTGGATTCCTTGTAAATGACCCGCACGCCCATCATTCTGCGATGGCCAAACCCCGAATGATACACCACAAATGTGGTTCTGGGGTCGGGCGTGTCCAGTTCAAACGGGCTGTAATCCTCATCGTCGGGGTATCGCCCGGGAAGAACCATGCGATAGCCCACGCCGCAGATTGCCATCCATGTGGCAAGGTCCTTGTCGTGCGAGGCTTTGTCCTCATTGAACATATAGCTGTTGAGCTGCGCGACCTGCTCACCGGCAGCGTCACGTTCGCCCCTGCGCACATACGTCACGGGCTCGCCGAGAAAATATCCCGAAGTGAACTGCGTGATCTCGGCGGCATGGTTTTCAACGATTCGATTGCAGATGTCGGGGCGAATCGTCTTCTTCCTGCCCAAAATCGGCTGCTCCCCCCGCATGTAGCGATCAAGATAATCAATCTGCGCGGCATTCACGGTGTGCACCGCCATTGCTTTGTCCAGCACGTCCATCAGATTGTCCCGCGTGATCTCGTCTACAGACGTCGTTATCTCTTTACGCCCAAAAAGCTCCGGACAGCCGATCCCGTTGTCCATGATGTCGGTAGTGGCCTCTGCTTCCAACTGACTATCTCCTTTCGCCAAAAATAAAAGGGGGCGCAAGTACAACCGGATGCCGCTTCGTCTCAGGCATCAGTCAACTTGCGTCCCCAAATAAGGAGGAACTACAAATGAGTAAACCTTTCCAGTTTTATTATACTAAAAAATGGAGATTTGTCAATGGTTTTAGCAAAATTAACTTCTAAAACGGCCTTTTTCGTGCTTCAACAGTGCCATAATGCTGCGTATCGACAAAATCAACCAGCATGGACAGCGCATCCGGCACGTCGTCGTGCTTGTTTTTCCCCGACATCGTGTAGCTTGTCAGAAATTTGAGCGCCGTCTCATACTCCTTGCTTCGGTTTCCGCCCTTGAACAGAAAATGCTCCTTTACATATCCCGCCGCCATGATGATCTTGGTTTCTTTATTCGCCGTCGTAAACTTCGTCGTGATCTTCGTTCTCCCCTCCCGTTTCTTTACTTCATCCTGAATCTTTTGCGCTATCCTTCCCCCCGCGCTGTTGCTCTCAAAGCGCGCCATCTGTACGTGATGCTTCACCAGCATGGACACGAGCCGCGCCTCTACCACGTCCGGATTGCTGTTGTCACAAATGAAATCCTCGATGAAATACTGCTGCCCATACTGATAGGCGACCGGCATCACACAGTAATCCGTGCCGTGATCCTTCGTGTCGCATACCGCCAGTATCGCGTCGGGTTCTTTGTCCGGCAAATCATAGTACCATTGCAGTTCGTCCATATGATATAGCAGCCCCTCGCGCTCAATGGGTTGATTCTGGTACAGCGCAAGCCAGCTCACATCGTCCATGATCTCCCGCTGCTTTTTATAAAATTCCGTAGAAAACCCGACACCGTATTTGTAGTCAAAATTGCTCTCGTCCTTCTCGTTCAGCGCGGGCATAGCCACAAATTTCGCTCTCGGATTGCCCTCGTACATTCGTTCGAGCCGACCGATCACGTCGTGCACCGACCAGCGTGTCGCAATGTGCAGCTCTTTCGTCCTTTCGCCTTTCTTGCGCTGCCTGAGGTCTGTCGTATAAATCTCCCATAGCTTGTCAAGTCTCTCTTTCGACAGCGCCACTTCAATGCCGCTGACCAGATCGTCGCAGTACAGCAATGTGCCCGCCCTGTACAAGCCCGCATTGCCCGTCCCGATAGAGGTAAACTCCAACGTCTCAAATCGTTTAGATGTCCCTATATCAATCCTGCAATCCTTCGCATTCGTATTGCACACCCCGATTCCTGGAAACACTTCGTGCCACAAATACTCCCCTCGCGGATTCAGAATTCTCAGACATTCGTCATATACGCCCCTGATGAAGCTGTTGCTGTGCGAACCCGTCAGAATCGGTTCTTCAGGATACTTCCCGCCCAGCCAACACAACAGGAATATCGCCAGCGTGCTCTTCCCCACGCCCGGCGGCATGCTGATACTCAACAAATCCAGCTTGTCATCCGCCGTCAAATCCTGCAAATCTTGAACAATCGGTCTCAATTGCGCCCTGCGAGGATAATAAAACCGCTTCTTCGGCTCCCGATTCCACTCTGCATACTGTATAAAACTGTCAAAATCGTCCGGCGCGGCCATGAGCAACGCATCCTTTTGCAAATCCATAAACGCCGCAGCCGCCTTCAGGTTTCGCGCCGTGGCCGCCCGCAATCCCTCCGCTTCGCACATCCGCGCCAGCTCGATCTTATCCTTCAGCGCCCCCTGCTGCCCTACGACCGCGCTATAATCCCTGAAAAACCCCGCGTCCCCTAAATACGCAGGAATCCTCGCCCGCATTTTCTCCAATAATGACATTTAATCCCTCCCAAAAACAAAAAGAGCGCCTCGCTTTCGCTATAGCGCCCTCATTCATTATAACCTTAGCTGTCCAGTTCCAGTTTTGAGATCAGATATTCAAACCTCTTTGCCTGCGCCTTCTGTTTTACGTTCTCTACTTTGCGCGTCCCGTCTTCGTAAACGATGATAAACGTAAATTCGTTGTCTACTCTCTCCGACGTTTCCGAGCCGGTCATCGCCCCGATCAGCGCCCCGAGCCCGCCTGCCAGGATTCCGCCCGCAATCGCTCCCGATATAACGCCCGTCTTCTTCGTTTGATCGACTCCGTTCACCGCCAGCAGTTTTGTCTTCAGAATTTTCGCCTCTTCCACCTTAATCTTCTCGGCTTTGTTATTCGAATGATGTATTACCGCTGCTATTATAATACATAAAAGACCGACAGCCGCGCATGAATAAATGTATTCACTATCTTCGGTCGAATAAAACATCATCGCAAGCATTCCTACATAAAACAGACAACCTAATACCGTAAATACGATCACGGCAGGACTCGTCTTCTTCTTTTTCTTATCCATGATTGTATCAATCCCGTCATTTCAGAATAGGCTCATGCTGCCCCTTTACCCATTCGCCATCTTTGCCGTAATGATAATAACCTTCATACGTCTTGCGATTATTCACAATCCCCTGTACGGAACTGATGGCAAACTTGCCGCCGCTTCGGTTTACATACCCCTCTTTGTTCAATGTATCAACAATGTCAAGCAACACTTTTCCACTGTCCCTAAGCTCAAAGACACGCCTTACTATCTTGGCTTCATCTTCGTTAATCACTAACTCACCATTCTGTACCTTATATCCCATCGGTGCTTTGCCGCCGCTATAGCCGCCCTTCGCAGCCTTGATCTTGCGCCCGCTCGACGTCCGCTTTGTAATATTGTTGCGCTCCATTTCGGCAACGCAAAGCGTGAAAGCTTCAAGCATATTCGCAAATACGCCGAACTGCCCAAAATCTTCGGCTATGGATATGAGCTTGATCTCTTTCTTCAAGAGCATCATTTTATAATAGTAATACACATTGATGTCACGCGCAACTCTGTCAGATTTCGCTACAATCACGGCTTCATACGGTGGATTCGTTACATCGCCATACACAATCTCGTCAAACCCGGGCCGCTCTTTGGCTCCGCTTTCGCCTTCATCTGTAAACCATTTGACTATGGTCATGCCGTTCTTGTCACAATAATCCTTAATGGCAGTACGCTGGGCATCTAACCCGAACTTATCTTCGCCGCACTGTCCATCTGTCGATACTCTGATATAAGCTATTACGTTCATTTCAACACCTCCGTCATGGCTATATTATATCCGTAAACGGTTATTTGTCAAGAGGTTTACGTAAATTCCCACTTTTTATTTTTCGCGGATATTTAAGCCACTCCCCTGCGCCCTCGTCCTGGCTGACATATCCCCCACCGGCACTATACGACCGGCCGCGAATCTGTGCGCGCTCTGTGGGGCTCTGTGCGCGCTCTGTGGGGCTCTGTGGGGCTCTGTGACCGCCTGTGGGCTCTGTGGGGCTCTGTGGCCGCCTGTGGGGCTCTGTGACCGCCTGTGGGCTCTGTGACCGCCTGTGGGCTCTGTGGGGCTCTGTGGGGCTCTGTGACCGCCTGTGGGCTCTGTGGCCGCCTGTGGGCTCTGTGGGGCTCTGTGGGGCTCTGTGGCCGCCTGTGCGCTCTGTGGGGCTCTGTGGCTGCCTGTGCGCTCTGTGGGGCTCTGTGGCCGCCTGTGACCGCCTGTGACCGCCTGTGGCCGCCTGTGGGCTCTGTGGGGCTCTGTGGGGCTCTGTGGCCGCCTGTGGGGCTCTGTGCGCTCTGTGTGCAGCTTATTTGTACATGATTATTCATAATCTCATTTAACCGTAAATTT